AAATATCCTACAAGAAGTTTTACAACATCGTCTATATATTTAACAGAATATAAACTACCTGCAGCATCTTATTGGGGTATTAAAGATGAATACACAGGTGAAATGGTAATTGACTTTGATACAACTTACACTAAAGTTAGTGCTGACAACACTAGTAGCTATTTTGATATCTACATGGACAATTTACAACCCGAAAGATTTTATAGACTTTTAGTTAAGACAACAGTCAACAACAATACTATTGTAATTGATAATAAAAATATATTTAAAGTAACCAGACATGGCTAATGAAATACAATTACAAAAAACCGTTTTTGATAGAGATCAATTTGATAAAGTAGTTGACAGGTCTTTTAAAACTTTTGCTCAACCTATTCCTATAGAAGATATTCCCACTGTTGAAGAATTTTTTGATTTATATGAAAAGTTATATTACGAAATACCTATAGAAGGTACTACTCAGTCCCATACGTACTTAGTACAAAGGAGTTCTGAATTAATAAATTTTGAAAAAGATACAGAAGATATTCAACCGTTATTAGATGAAATAGCTATTTTAAGACAACAAATATTAGAGTATCAACAACAGATTATAGAACTAAGTGCTCCTTAATTGAATGGCAACATTTAAATATATAGTAAATCAAATAGACACCAATAGCATCAGTGATGTAAAAAACATTGATTCTAAAGACTCTACACTCATAGGTAATTTTGAAATAAGTTCAACCTATGATCAAAGCATACACAATATTGAACTACATTTTTATGCTTTTGATGGTACTCTTTTAAAAAGTATACCCAATTTTAAAAATATAAGCCAGTTAGGTAATGCAGCTGGAGCAGGTAAAAAAGGAGCCTCTAATCTAATATTAAATCCTACTAATGATGCAGTAAGTAATGGATTTGAAAATGGGGATGTTAAATTACTATATAGATTTACTAATAATTTATTTAGTAGTAGTAATAAACAACCTAAATTTTTTATCGAAAGTATATCTGCCGATAGGACCGAAGTTAGAGCCTTATCAAATCAACTAACTGATGAACAAGTTTCAAACAGTACTATTGAACTTAAAAATAAATTAAACTCCACTTCGTATTTCTCAGAGTACTTCCTAAACTTTGGTGACGGTAAAACTTTCATAGGTCTAAATATAGATACTGAAGTAATTAGTAAAGGTAGGTCTGTAGTTTTAAAGTTGTACCAACCTTTAGATTCAACCTATACAGTAAACAATACGTTTACCATTGAAGAAGAAGTAAGTAATGAAGTTTTATTTGAAGTACAGGCAGAGGTAATATCCGACCAATTAAAAATACCATATCTAAAAGGGCCAAATTTTGCTGTTGAAGTCACCGATGAAAACAGTAACCCTACAGAGTATTTAAATTACAATGAACTATTTAGTTATCCCGTTACAAGTTCGTATTATGAACTTAGATCTTTATTTAATGATAAAAGTGCACAAATTGCTATTAATCATTCCGACTATAGTGATTTTATTCATTTTTCTTCTGCTGAGGAAAGATTACGTAACTTTAAATACAAACTTGATTTAATACATTCTTATCAATCTAGTATTGACAGTATAAACTCCACAGGGTATATTAGAACAGGTATTACCGGTAGTTTAGACTATTATAAAAACTTAATAGAAGGTATAGTTAATAATTTTGATCACTATGATAGGTACCTTTACTATGAAAGTGGTTCAACATCATGGCCTAAAGGTAATACAACTAGGCCTTACATCACCCAACTATCAAACACCAGTGAAGCCACTACTTGGTATACTAATCAATTAGTATCTGCATCCAACTACGATGTAACTAATTTTGACATATTAACGAATACTATACCAACATTTATTAGAGAAGATTCTAATAATGATCCATACTTGATGTTTATCCATATGATTGGACAACATTTTGATAATTTATGGATTTATTTTAAAGCAGTATCGGATAAATATGATGCTGATAATAGGTTAAATTTTGGTATAAGTAAAGACATAGTAAGAAGTACAATAGAAAGTTTCGGAATTAAACTTTATGATTCTAATCAAAATTTAGATAATTTATTTTCTTTACTAACTGGAGAGAATTACATATCAGGTAGTGAAGTTATTTCTTCCGTAATTACTGCAACTTCCGGCAGTGGTAGTGAATACTTACAACCAGTACCTAAAGATAATTACTTAAAAGAAATTTATAAACGTATCTACCACAACCTACCTCTATTACTAAAAAGTAAAGGTACAGAAAGAGGTTTAAGAGCTCTTTTAAATTCTTTTGGTATACCTAGAGATATCCTTTCTGTAAAAATATTTGGTGGGGTTAAAAGCGATACAAACTTATTTTACGGCCCTAACTACTATGTTACTAGTTCATTTGAAAAAATTAGAACCGACAATACAGGAAGCATAACATCAGGTTCTACACTATCCAGATATACTTCTATAAGTAAACCGCAAGTAAAATATTCTGATGATTCCCACACCGTAGAAATAGGATTTAACTTATCAGAACAAAGAGATTCCTATGTTAAAAATTCTTTAAGTTCTAGTAAATTTAGTATTGATGACTACATAGGTGATCCTCGTGATATGAGTGCCACTGAGTATAGATTATTAGATATCCTAGATGAAAACACAGTAGATAGTTCTATATCAAGAAACCCTTCTGGGTTTGTAAGGTTAGTTAAATTTTTCGATAATTCTATTTTTAGAATCGTAAAAGATTTTATACCAGCTAGAACTAATGCTAATGTTGGAATTGTGGTTAAACCCACTATACTTAACAGGAGTAAAACCAAAACCCCCACTGTTTCGTGGATAAGACCAGAGTACATAGGTAGTATAGACACTGCGTTTATTACCGGTAGCCACGGTGAATCTTTTGGTAGTGAAAAGAAAGTAAGGTACAATACTAACTATTCCGCTAGCTATAAAACACCCCTAGGTGTAATAACCAGGGACATAACTGATCAAAGTCCTAGATATACGGGAGAATTTTCTGGTAGTGCAACTGTAGTATCGACTATGGAGTTAAATGCTCCTAACATATTTAAAACAGTAAATCAACCTTTATTGCAATTTGATGTTACTATTTTTAACCTATCATTACCCATACCTCCTGCTTGTAATATAACATTAGTGTCTACCTACTTAGGTGAGTACTATGTATTTTACGGTGAAAGCAACCAAGGTACTGTTGAAGTAACATACCCGACATCAGAAGCAGCTACCGATACCAGTATTACATATGTTAATAATCACAATATTTATGAATATGTAACAGTAGAAGCTGCTGCACAATATGGGTATACATTTGACGGTTGGTACACAGAAGCATCTGGAGGTGGTAGTTTAATTTCTACAGGTAGTATACTAACTTTAACATATCCTTATCAAAGAGCCTCAGGAAGTAACTACTATGCAAACTTTGTATAAACAATGACAGAATTAGAATTTATTAACGTAGATCCTAGAAATTACGGAGCCGGTCCTAACGTAAATCTTCTATACAGTAGTAGTGTGGCTGACCCTGGGGTAGATAATACTCCTACAGCTCCTTTTGTTATACAAGGAATATCGGTACCTTTTGCAGGTAGTGATGGAATAAATATATCAGCAGCACTAAAAGAAGTAGACAAACTTAGGTTTAATTTTACTGAAGGAGTAGTTACCTTAAATATTACTGCAAGACAGAAAAAAAATGGATGGTTCTTTTTTAGAACTGACCCAGCAGTTTTTAATACGCTTCCTACTTTAGTTGAAGTTGTACAAGGTGGTACTCCTTACGAACAAAACATATATAGGTATGATAATACCGGTTTTGTATTTTTACCTTATGTGCAGCTTTCTTTTATAAACAACGACTATAATGTACTGTTTAATAACGCTACTGTTTCTAAGACAAATGCTATAGCACAAAAAGTAGATAGGACATCTGATGCGGCAAATCCTACCAATTTGACTGCAATAATAAATCAAACTGCAACACCGGCAGAAATACAGAATTGTACTTACACCAAGGCTGGTATAGTAAATGGACGATATGAAGGAACAAAACTGACTAGTGGTAGTTTACCTAAAAACGATCCTGCATTAAGTTTAAAAGAATTCGAAGGTAGTTTATATTCTCCAGGGTCTTCCGACACTACAATAAAAGCAATAAATTTATCAGATAGGGAAATTATAAACATTTATTTTAATGCTAATATTTCCAGTTCAGGTGCAACTAGAACGGTGCAAACATTCCCAGACAACACTAATTTACTTTTCCAAGAACAAGGTAACAGATTTATCCGTGTTGTTAATAGAAAAGTGTTTGCAGTAGAACTAAATAAAATATTTACTACAAATGAATTTGGGGAAGTTTCATCCATATCTTAAAACTAAAATATACAGATATTTATATAAAACATATTAATTAAAATGGGATACTTAGATAATTCGATCGTAACTGTTGATGCGATCCTAACCAAAAAAGGAAGAGAGCTGTTAGCTAGAGGGGACGGTTCTTTCAAAATCACTCAATTCGCTTTATCAGATGATGAGATTGATTACACTCTTTACAATCCAACACATCCCTCTGGTTCTGCACTCTACGGAGAAGCTATCGAAAACATGCCGTTACTAGAGGCTTTTGCTGATGAGACACAAATAATGAAGTATAAATTAACAACTCTACCTAGAGGTACTTCTAAATTACCTATACTAGATTTAGGTTATTCTTCAATTACACTAAAACAAGGAGCTTCAGTAGCAATTACCCCTCAAACACTTAACTACTTAGGAGCAACAACAATATTTGAAAATGAAGGATATACTGCTACAATAGCAGACGTAAGAGTACTTAATTCATTCTCAGGTGTAGGAATAAATACAGAAGAAGCTGAAAGATTAAATACTTCAACTACAATTGGTACCAACGTTTCAAAAACAGTAATTGGTACTACTATAAACTTAACTGCAACCTCTGTTAACACTTTATTTGGATCTAGAACACAGTTACAAACAACAGTAACGGTAATTGGTAGAGGTTCAGGAGCTAGATTAACGATTCCAGTAACAATTACTAAAACTAACTAATTATGTCATACAAAAGATTTGATCAAGAAGACGTTGTAGTAAGTGCTGAATCGATTACTTCTCCAATATGGACAGGAGATAAAGTAGCATTAACTACGTTTTTCACCTCTTCAACACAGGTAGGAGGAACGTCAGCTGACTACTACTACAACATATATAACACAGGATCCAGCTTAGTTGGCTCAAGAGTACAATTTGCTGTAGCTTATGCTGACAAAAAAGGAAGTGGTTCCTTAGCTTTTAATACAAACGTACCTGGTAAATCTCCATCCGGTACCGTATATGGACAGTACAGAAACTTAGTGTTAGGTGATGAAGAAAGTGATTTTACTTTTGGCACAGTTACTTCCGACTACTTTTATGTATTATCTATTGATAGAGCAAGATATAAAGAAAAACTTTTACCTGGGACTTTAGACCTTAGATTAAATGTATCAGGTAGTAGCACTACACTTCAATTAACTGATAATAGTCAAATTACAACAACTACCACATTTACTGATGCCGGTAGAGTATATGAATTAATTTCAGGATCAGTTGGTAATTTATCAGCAGGTAAAAAACAAGCAGATGGATATACTAACGGTTCAGGTTCATATGGTAAACTATTACCAGATGTAGGTGTAATTTTATTAAACGGTAAAGCATTAGATGCTAGACCAGCAGACGGTGGTATTGATTTAACTACTTTACGTAATGCAAATTCAGCAGACTTAAACAACCGTTTACTTTATAATGCATTAGATTACGGTTCATATTTTAGAATACAAGCTGAAGAAACTATATCATCTAACTTTGTCTTTGTTAGAGCTAGAAACAGTGAGTTTAATTACTCAACCAACCCGTCTTTAATTACAGGTTCAGGAGAAATCAGACATAACGTTATGATAGATACTCCACAATCTTACATAACAGCAGTTGGATTATATAATGATAATAATGATTTGTTAGCTGTAGCTAAACTTTCAAGACCTTTGTTAAAAGATTTTACAAAAGAGGCACTTGTAAGAATCAAACTTGACTATTAATGAATGAGTGCCTACAAAAAACTAAACCGACAAGATGTATTTGTCTCTGACTATATTGCACGTAAGCAATGGGAAGCCTCAGGTAGCGTAGTTAGTGATTATAATATTCAGACATTACGAGGTTTAGCAACTGGTTCTAATTTCGGGTATGAATACCCAAATGACTACTTCTTGGGTAGTTCACAAAAGTTAATCCACCGTAGTTTACATCACTTATATTATGCCGATAGTTTATTTACCGGTATATACAGTGGTTCAAGAGATTTAGCTCTACAGTCAACTTTAACAGTTAGTGGTTCTCGACACTTACGTCAACAGGTGGGCGTTTTATCCATACCTAATGAGGTGTATGGTACACATGTTCAACCCAATACTTTTATATTAAAACCTTATCTAGTAGGAACCGGTAGTAATTACTTTGTAGATAGATACTGTACAGACTATAATACAGGTGATGATTTATTTACTGAAAATATAGAATACCTTTACGGTAGTAACCCTATAGATACTCAAGATTATATAATATCAGAAAGTACATATGTTACTGAATCAGTATTAGGAACTTCTCCAGGTCAGTATATTGATATAGATAAAAATCAACAACGTAATGAAATTGTAGACGACGGAGAAGGAGCATTAATATTTTCAGGTTCTGAGTTTTCTTTTACCAAGGAAAGAAGAGTGGTCGGTGATATTATTTATAATCAAGGTCAAGTAGTATTAACAGATGAAGTTTTAGCAAGTTATTACACTACTTATTTAAATCCTATTTTACGTTGGAAATCAAACCAACCTATTTATACATATAATGTGCACTGTAAGGTAAAAGATTCAGAAATGAACTTTACTTATAATCCATCAGCGGTTACAGGGTCATATGGACAACTGCGTAACAATACAACCGGTAGTTATTTTACACCGTACGTTACCACCATAGGACTTTATAATGATGCAAATGAATTAATTGCAGTCGCTAAAACAGGTAAACCAATACCAAAGTCAAGGAATAGTGATATGACATTTGTAATTAAATTAGACTTATAATGGCTATAACGTTTAGAGCAAATAAAGGCCTACCTCTTTCGTATCAAGAAATGGACACCAACCTTGGTAGTTATTTCTATTCTAGTTCTGTTGCTAATAGTGGAGCTACATTAATACTTCACTACACCAGTAGTGCCGCAGTACCGGTTAATCAGTCATCACATGAAATTTCATTAACCAAAGGGTTATTAAGCGGTGTTAATAGAAGAATAATATTTTTCACAGGGAGTAATGCTTCTACAACTGCTCCAGGATTAATAGCAAGTGCAAGTTCTGCAGGAGTTAGTGTAGGTATAAATATTGATGAAACTAATGATCTACCGCTTACATATAATCTAGAGGTATCTGGAAGTATAAGAACATCAGCAGCTCTTTACCAATCATCTGACAAACGTTTAAAACACAATATTCGCACTGTAGATGATGCTTTGACTAGAATTATTTCTTCTAGAGGAGTTTTATTTGATAGAAATAATGGTATAGATGAAGCAGGAGTTGTGGCACAAGAAATACAAAACACCATTCCAGAAGTTGTATCTAAAGATAATAAAGACTATCTTAGTGTAAACTACAACGGTATAGTTGGTGTATTAATTGAAGCAATTAAAGAACAACAAGAACTAATTCAGAACCTATATACAAGGGTGCAAAATTTGGAAAATAAATAATAAGAAATGGCAATAACATTAAGAGCATCAAAAGGTTCGCCACTTTCTCATAGTGAGCTTGATCAGAATTTTAAAGAGTTTTTCTACTCTGCATCTGTAGAAGGTAGTGCTGTAAAGTTTCATAAATACACTGCACTTTCTAGCTCAATCAGCTTTCCAGTAGACCCCCCATCTGGTAAAGATGGATATATTCAACTTAAATCCGGTAATGCTATATCTGGTGCTAATGCAGTTCATACCGGTTCAATTGACTTAAGATTTGATTATCAAAATAGTACCCTTAAATTAACAGGTTCTTCTATTATTGTTGGAGATACATCAACAACAGGACATGTTTCTATTACAGGTTCAGCAAAAATAACTGGAGATGTAACCATTGATGGTAATTTAAGAGCAGAACAATTTATTACTACAATTACTACTTCCTCAATAGTGTACCAATCTGGTAGTACCCAATTTGGAGATACAGAAGATGACACACATATATTTACCGGTAAAGTGTCTGTATCAAATGGAATAACAGGTTCAACAGATTTCAACACATTGGTTAATAAACCAACCTTAGTTTCATCATCGGTTCAATTAGCTAGTGATATAACAGGTTCATTTACTGAGTTAAGTTCTTCTGTTGCAGAAAGATTAGATGCTAGAATTATTACTGCATCCTCTTCCACAAATATAATAACGTTTACTAAAGGTGACTTAAGTACTTTTTCCGTAACGGTTGATACCGGTTCTTTTACATTAACTTCAACAGGTAGTTTAATTACAACAGCATCTGCTGATCAAAATGTAATAACGTTCACTAAAGGAGATTCATCAACGTTCGATATAACTATTATAACTGGATCAGATACAGGGTTACTTAACCTGTCAGAAGATACTACACCACAGTTAGGAGGTAATTTAGATTTAAACAACAGTAATATATCAGGATCTGGTAACATAAACACAACTGGTAATCTCAATATTACAGGATTTGTTTCTGCATCAGGTGCATATTTTTCAGGCAGTGTAACTTCTATCGGAGATATAACAGCATTTTATTCATCTGATGAAAGATTAAAAGATAATATTACACCCATAGTAGGGGCAATAGATAAAGTAAATCAAATAGGAGGATATGAATTTGATTGGAATGATAATTCTGAGCATAGCGGTCACGATATTGGTGTTATCGCTCAAGAGATCGAAAAAGTGCTGCCAGAAATAGTAGTCAATAGAGATAATGGCTATAAGGCAGTTCGTTATGAAAAAATTGTCGCGTTATTGATTCAAGCTGTAAAAGAACAGCAGTTACAAATCGATGAGCTGAAGTCAAAGCTCTAGCGACAGAAACCAAATTATATGGAAATGACTTACCCTACCTGGACTTACCAGGGTAGGATCTTCAACGATATATCAGACTTCCCAGAAGGCACTTATGGATTTATCTATGAGGTGTATCACAAACCTACCGGCCTAAAGTACATAGGCAAAAAAGTCCTTTATTTTGAAAGAAACAAAAAGCTTGGTAAACGAGCATTAGAAGCCTTGCGTGAAGAAAGAAAAGAAAAAGGCATCGGTGGACGGGTACCGTTAAAGCAAAAAGTAGTTACCGAATCTGATTGGAAAGAGTACTACGGTTCTCATCCCACTATTATAAAATATGTAAAAGAGTCTACTGATCTTAGAAAAGATTTTGAACGTAAAATACTTGATTTAGTACCTAATAAGAAGCTCTTAACGTATTATGAATGCAAACACCTATTTATAAATGACGTTCTAGAGACATATAGTCATCAATTTATTAATGACAATATATTAGGAAAGTTTTACAGAAAAGATTTTAAAAATGATTAGACTAAAAGAAATTATCGGCTACCCTTCATTGCAGTATCACATAGATAATGGACTCACTTTATCTGAACATGTCTACCGTTATTCTAGCGATGCCTTTATACAATTATTTGCTGAGGCAAGAGAAGCTTGGAGAGACGGTTATATTACATTAAACGAAGAAGATGAACATCTTTTAGAAACAACAGATATAGGAGAGTATGGAGACTACAATGGAATGAAAGTTCCTTTAGATCTTCCTATGGTCTCAACAAAATATAATCCACTATTCGAAATTGGCGCACTAATTGACGAGATGATTGAGAACGAGGATACAATTGACGAAGCTCTTTCAATAGAAGAGATGATTGACTTTGACATGATCAAAGAGTTAGTAGAGTCAATTGGAGGCCAAATCGATATGGACAAATTTAGAAAAGCAGTTCAAATTCAAAATGAATCATTTGATTATAATGGATTTGATCTCTTAAAAGCCTCAGTAGGGTATATGAATGAAGCTGAATATCAAGGCAAAAAGGTACAGCTGAATAAACCTAAACGTGGTGGTAGTAAAAAATTCTACGTTTATGTAAAGTCTAAAAAAGGTAATGTAAAAAAAGTATCTTTTGGTGACACAGGTCTTTCTGTTAAGTTTAAACAAAAAGGAGCAAGAGCTTCATTTGCTGCAAGACATAAATGTGCAACTAAAAAAGATAAAACAAAAGCTGGCTACTGGTCTTGTAACATTGGACGTTACTGGAAATCATTAGGTGGTAGTTCTAACTTCTCAGGTTACTGGTAATGGCAAGAGGTTCTCACTCATCCCCGCAGACAACTAAATACCCTAAACGTAGGAAGTCTCAAAAAAAATCATTATCTTTATTAAAGAATAATGAACAGGTTTTAAAGGCTTTAAATGCGTCCTTATAAAGAGGAAATAAAAGAAGGTTATATTATTAGAGAGTTTCTACAATCTACTCCCTCATTTGAATTCGTTTGGCATAGAGATAAAGAAGATCGTTGGATACAACCCACACACGATACAGATTGGTTATTTCAGTTAGATAATGATACCCCACGTCAATTACAAAATAATAAACTATTTATACCAAAAGAGACATATCACCGTCTCATTAAAGGAAGTGGTGATTTGGTTTTAAAGATTTGGAAATTAAATGGCTAAGAAAAAAAGCGGTTACGACATTGTAAGTTACAAACCGAAAGCTAAAAGAAAAAGACCAGGCATACATGCTAAGTCTAAAACATCGAAATTAAAAAGTTCTAAGAACTATAAAAAGATATACGTAGGACAAGGAAAATGAAATTAAGTAGAATTATATTAGAAGACGATTATTACGGTAAGTTCAAAACTGAAGCTCAAGATTTGCAAAATGAGATGAGAGATACTTACAATCGTGACGATATACATGTTCATATAATTCAACATTCAAACGGTGATAAAGCTATTGGTAAAGTAACCATTAAAAGTAGAGAAGATATTAGACCATCTGAATACCAGAACATGAAAAATTTCCTATCTGCCAAAGGTTTTAAGATAACAGGAGGTGCTAACTTTGCTGATTATGATAAAGAAAGATACTACTACCCTAATATAGAATTTGAATTTGAAATATGAAACTATCAAAAATCATATTAGAAAACAAAAAGTTTATAGTAAGAGAAGAGTTAAATCTCTCAAATGCTGATGTAGTAAAACTTGCAGAAGCTATTACTGACAAACTTGAAGACTATCTTGATATAGATAATAGAACACTATTATTCCAATCAGTTTCTGCAGCGATTGGTGAATTATTACAAAATAACGAAATATAAGTTGTTTGTTTTAAATAAAGTTCTTATCTTATTGAAGATACGGACTGGTTATGGATTATACTTTCCTTTTAGGATCCATTGAAAATATATTGGGCAAAAGCCATAAGAGAGCTAGAGATAACTATGCTTTCCACTGTCCTTTTTGCAATCATCGTAAACCTAAATTAGAAATTAATCTAGCAACCAATGAAGAGGGTAATAACCCTTGGGAATGTTGGGTATGTCAAACAAGAGGTAGAACAATTAAATCTCTTTTATATCAGCTAAAAACTCCTAAGGAACAAGCTGCAGACATACTTAAGTATCTTCCTAAAGGTACGTACATTGAATATAAACAACTATCTATAATAGAATTACCGAAAGAATATCAACCTTTATATTCCGCTTCACAAACATCAGTAGTTGCTAACTTAGTCAGAAAATATTTACATGAGAGAGGACTTAGTACAAATGATTTTATTAAATATAGCATTGGATACGCAACAAGTGGAGAATATGGAGGAAGAGTTATTATCCCAAGTTATTCTGAATCCGGTCAACTCAATTTTTTTGTTGCACGAGCTTTTGATGGGAACTATTTTAAATACAAAAACCCCGAAGCTTCAAAAGACATAATATTTTTCGAAAACCTAATAAACTGGGCTCAACCAATTATTTTGTGTGAAGGTGTTTTTGACGCTATGTCTATACGCAGAAATGCTATTCCTATTTTAGGGAAAAGTATATCAACATCACTACACAAACAAATAATTACCAGTCCATTAAAAGACATATACATAGCATTAGATCAAGATGCTAGAAAAAAAGCATTACAAATAGCTGAACAATTTTTAAGTGAAGGTAAAAGAGTATTTTTGGTAGATTTACCAGATAAAGATCCATCTGAGATGGGTTTTGAATTTTTTACTAAGCATATTCAATCTGCAGAACAGTTAGATTTTTCTAAACTTATGCTGCACAAATTAGATTTATGATTAAACAAGGAACAAATATCCTAAAAGAACATTCTAATCAACGATTAGATTTTAATGCACAATTACAGCAGATTAATTTTTTAGATAGACGAGTTTATAAGAGGTCGGAAGGCGTGTATTATCCATCCGTAACCACCATACTCCAATACATGCCAAGAAATCAATTTTTTGAAAATTGGTTGAAAGACGTAGGTCATAATGCCGACCTCATTGCTCGTCATGCTGCAAAAGAAGGAACCCAAGTACATGAAGCAGCAGAAGCTTTAGTTTTAGGTGAAGAAGTATCTTGGATGGATGATTACGGCAAAGCAAAATACTCCCAAATAGTGTGGGAAATGATTTTACGTTTTCATGAATTTTGGTTAACCCATAAACCTGAACTGATATCTTCGGAAGATTTTGTATACTCTGATGAACATCAATATGCCGGTACTGCTGACCTTTTAGTCAAAATGGATAATGAAGTTTGGCTTTTAGATATTAAAACATCTAAACATCTTCATTCTTCATATAACCTTCAGTTAGCTGCGTATGCTAAAGCTATTGAGGAAATGAGAGGTATAAAAATAGACCGTACTGGAATACTTTGGTTGAAATCACATACAAGATCTGCATCAAAGAAAGAAGGTGTGTATCAAGGAAGAGGTTGGCAAGTTAAAGTAATCGATGATATTGATAAGAATTTTGCACTGTTTAAATCTATTTATAACTTTTATAAAATAGATCATCCTACTACCGAACCTATTTATAATAGTTATCCAACGACATTAAAACTATGAGAAAACTTTGTATCTTAGCGTTAATACTCGTTTCTATAACAAGCTGCGGAACATATACGGTAGCTCGTTACGAAGTAGAAAACGTACTGGCAGTGACAAAGGCCGGAGATACAATACAAGTTCCAATCTCAGAGTTACAACGTCAGTATAACTATAATACATTTTCTGATTGGCAATTTTACTATGGAAACAATAGTTGGTATTACTGGAGTGATTGGAGATTACGTTACCCCACTTATAGCATTTGGTATAATGATTGGTATCGTCCATATTGGTATCGCCAAAGGTATTATTATCAACCTGAGACAAGGTACATACCACGACGTGAAATTCCACAAGTTAGACCAAGATCAGAACAACCAAGAGTCAGAATAAACGGAAGAAGAAATGAAATTATCAACACTAATCCTAGAAGCACGCAACCGTCCCAAGATCGTAGTAATGGCAGGAGGAGCTGGAACAGGGAAGTCATACCTTCTCAACCAACTCGATCTAGGATCACTCCCCCTAGTCAACCCAGACAAATACGTGGAGGATCCAAAGAGTCCAGCATACAACAAACTAACGTCGGGCGTCGCTCTAGCGAACAAGGAAGCAGACCAATTAACAGACGACAAAACTAGCTTTGTTTGGGATACCACTGCATCTAACCCTAAAAAGGTTAAAGACATTATTAATAAAGGATATGATGTCTACATGGTGATGGTTTATACCCACCCTATGATTGCTTATATTGCAAATGCTGGACGTAAAAGACAGGTACCTTCATCAGCAGTTTTTTCAACTTGGCGTAATGTATACCAGTTAATAAAAGATTATCAAAAAATGACTGGTGGTAATATGTCAATTTTTATTAACGATAGAGGTGGACAATATAAAGACGAAGTAGAAGGATTTGACACAGCAGCCAAAAACGGCGTACAGGGTATTAAAGATTATCTTCAAAATTATAATAATAAAAATGATATTGGTGGTTCATCATTTTTTGTACCTGTTGAAATGTCTAAACAAGAAGAAGAAGAGTTTCTTAAAGCAACTGCCAATATAGATTATAATAAAGATAATAGATCAGAAGATAAAGCACTTAAAAAGGTGTTTTTAAAAGCTTACCAAGCCAATGGAGTTGGACCTGGAGAAGATAAATTAAGAGATGCGGTTAAAAAGTATAGAGCTGAAAAAGAAAAAACCAGTGAAAGAGAGAATGACATCCTTGAAAATATTGCTGAAATGCTCTATAGTCCCACTTTCCAAGCTATATTACAACATTCTACTCCAGCTGAGATAGATCAAAATATTCAAAACTTCTTATCATAATGGCAGTAGCACTTTACCCAGGAGCATTTAAACCACCTCATAGAGGTCATTTTGAAGTTGTAAAAAAACTACTGAATGGTTCTCACGGTGGAAAGTTATATGATGTACAGTCATATAAAGATGTAGGTAAAGCAGCATTGTCTGGAGAAAGTGATAAAGTTGAACCTATATCAAAAGTACTGGTTTTTATTGGAGGAGGAGAAAGAAATGGATTGACTAAGGAAGAGTCAACTGCTGTATGGAAAATGTATGCTAAACATTTACCAGGAGTTGAAATAATGGATGGTCAAAAAAACCCTATGTTTGCTGCCAAGGATTATGCTAAGGCTAACCCTAATATTAGTTTTTATGCAGTTACTGGAGTTAGGGGACAAGAAGATATACAGGATCTTAGACGTATTACAACATACAAAAATACCCCTAATGTTAAAGGTTTAGTAATTACGGGTTCTGGAGAGCAAAGAGCAACAAAATTTAGACAAGCAATACTATCAGGTAATTTAGATACTGTAAAAGATTTTTTTCCTGCTGAGTTATCTAGAGAAGAAATATTAAAAATTATTACTATGTTAAAGAAAAGTATCATTGCTGAAATAATGGCAGAAAAAGTTGATGATCTTTTTGATAAGTGGTTTGAAAAAGAACCTATTCAAGAAGGTTCTTCTGGAGCACCAATAGCTCCTAGATCAGTTGTTAAATCTGAAGACAGAGAAAAACTTATTAGAACATACGAAAGATTAAGAGAGATCTTAGGTGATCAATACTACAGAATTACTTTTGAAGAAGATCACGTTAGAGTAGGATTAAAAGAAGAAGGTGAAAGAGCGGGATTCGATTATACTCCTTATATGGCATCTATATTAGAATACATGCTAGATGAAGGAATGAAAATTACCCCACTACCAGAAGTTAAAGTTAAAAAAGATTTAGTAGAAGCTTCTGACTTTTTTGGAAGAACAGCTTATTACGACCCTAACGAAAATACCATAGTACTGTACACTCAAGGAAGACACCCTAAAGATGTTATGAGATCATTTACTCATGAAATGGTTCACCACATACAGAATATAGAAGGTAGATTAGGAAATATACAAACATCAAACACCAACGAAGATGACTCGTTATTAGAATTGGAAAAAGAAGCTTACTTGGTTGGAAATATTACATTTAGAAATTGGGAAGATAAAACAAAAAACGGTTATGGAAAGTCTTAAAAATTTATTAAAAGAAGGTTACCCTCTTAGAGAAGAAAAGCCAACTCCACCTTACAAGATATATTGTGATATGGACGGAGTGTTAACAGACTTTGAAAAAAGGTTTGAACACTTTACTGGAATGCATCCTCAAGAGTATGAAAAAGAAAAAGGAATAGCTGCATTTTGGCACTTAATAGATACTGAAATAGGAGTTAGATTTTGGGTAGGTATGGATTGGATGCCTCACGGTAAACAATTATGGGACTTTATCTCACCATACAAACCAGACCTATTAACTTCTCCTTCAAGAGACAATACTTCAAGATTAGGTAAAAACCTATGGGTTAAAAATAACCTTAATCCAAAACCAAAAGTCATATTTGCTTATTCAGCCGATAAACAGAGATATGCAAATGAAAAATCTATCTTAATAGATGACAAAAAATCAAACATTAATGAATGGACATCTAAAGGTGGTATTGCAATTAGATGTAAAGACGGAGATGTTAACCATGTTATAGAAAAATTAAAAGAACTAGGATATGAGTAGTAAATTTTTTGCTAGTAGACATCAAAAAGACAATAACGAAAAAGTTAATACTAAAAATGCACCTGGTAGTAGACAAAACTTTAAAAGATCTACAAGCGTTAGAAAAACCGGTCGAGGAAAATAGTTATGAGTGAATCACTACTTAAGAAAGAATTTAAAGAAAGTGATATCCAAAGAGTTAGAAATTTAGTTAATAAAGATTATACATCTAAAACTAAATCTCAAACAGGATATCAAAAAGCTTACACACACCACGAAGAAGGAGACATATGGGAAGAGTCTGGTAAGACTTGGACTATAAAAAATGGCATTAAACAAAATGTCACTAAATTAGATGCTGCTAAAAAAGCAGTTCGTACTCCTCTTACTTGCCCGAACTGTGGTGGTTCAATGAAACATTGGTTAGCTAAAAAAATGTATAAAATACATGGCTTTTGTTTTGATCCATGTACTGTGCAAATGGAAGCTGAATTACAAAAAGCAGGGTTATATGAAGCATACGAAAAACGTATGATAAATGGTAACATAGCCGGTTTCATACAAGACGTTGAAAATTGGGTTATCGAATCATTAGAAGATACAGGTACCTATGTTACCGAACAAGGTGATGTTGAGAGTTGGAGCGGAATGTCTAACGATTACAAAAGTAAAATACTAGAAAATCTTCAAGGGTATTTAAATGTCTTCCGTAAACACATTAGCTAATATTTATATATAAACATTGGCAATGACCCAAAAAGAAATACTCGACTCTTTATTGGAAGAAATCAGGCATGTTAAAGCACACATGCCTAACGGGGAACTTAAACAAATGCAGAGAGATATTGAATCTATGAAAGAGGATGTATCTGATATGAAATATACATTATTAAATCCGGATAATGGGGTTATTGTGAATACAAATAAGAATACTGAATATAGACAGTACCTACAATCTAACCAAAAAGACTTTGATCAGCAGATGGCTAAGATAGCTGAAATAGAACATTGGAAAGCTGGTGTCACTAGAGCATTGTGGATTATTTTCGGTATTATGGCCGGTATTATTATAAGAATGCTAATGATGCACTCAGATAAACTATGAAAAAATCACAACTTTTAACCTTAGTACGAGAATTAGTACAAATTACAGAAAAGAAAAAAGGCGTTGACGGTAAAGCATGCTGGAAAGGATACAGATATGCCGGTACTAAAAACGGAAAAGACGTCTGTATAAAAGTTAAAGGATGAAAAAATCTCAACTCATACAACTTGTTAAAGAAGTACTTCGAGAAGAAGCTACTATTGATAAATATATAACAGTTATTAGTGTTATAGACGGTAAACGTAATCTTGATAATGATCAAATACAAATGATCTTTCAAGGTGATGTACACGGTACATTTTACATTTACACCAATGAAGAAGGTGAATATGAAAATGAAAAGAAGGTTACTAAAGTAGAAGCTTTAGAATATATAAAGTACTATAACGCTAGATTAAAAAGAGACTCTGAAACAGAAGAACGTTTAGGAGCAAAACTAGGAGTATTAGGAATAGAATCTGAACTTAGATTTAATCATGGTGAGATATCAGGTGATCCTACAGTTTTTTCTAAAAACGAAAACTACGCCGACGGTACAGTAAAAGGTAAATCTAGACCCGGCAGAGTTAAAAAATCAGGAGCCTCATGTAAAGGATCTGTAACAGACCTTAGAGCGAAAGCCAAAAAATATGGCGGAGAAAAAGGTAAAATGTATCACTGGTGTGCAAACATGAAAAGTGCAAGAAAAAAATAAACCATTACTCACTACTTGTGCTGTAGGTGATTTTTACGTAAATGAGGTTTTAGAGTTCCTAAACACAGAATTTTCTAAGGACTTTAACATCCACGTACTTACCGACAAACCACACATGTTTAAAAATGTTACTGTTGATTTGTACGAAAAGACCACTTTTAACTATTTTGATAAGTTTATATACGGAATTAACAAAATACAACAGTATAACTCTTCTGTATTAATGTACGATGCTGATATATTAGAGTGGCTCGAAGGAGATATTAATAATTTTGATTTTAATTCAGACGTCATACAATTTAGTAACACATGGCATGCAGCAAATACTTTTGGTAAATTAAAATTTATTGAACTAAATGGTATTTCTTTTTTTGATTTTTTTCAAAATATATTAAAAAAAGAAAACATTGATGGAAATAATATTACCTTAGTGCATGAAGATAAGATGTTCTTTCCTTTACAAGATTATACAGAATTTTTAAAATACTTTACTTCTTTACTTAAACCATTTACTGAAAACTCTTACAAATTTTGGGGACATAAAGGTGCAGTTGGTAATGGAGAGGGTGTAGCTATAGGGTATGCGTTATTTAAAAGTAATCTACCTTATAGGGTAATTAACTATAGCAGTACTTAGACTATTTATTTATATACGTATATAAAACAATTTCAAATGACCTATCAAGAAATAAAAGATCGTCTAACTAAATGTGAACTCACATTAGAAAAAATAAAAGACGGTACATATACAGGTAAAGATATTACCGAAAAAACTCAAAAGTTAAAACTCATCAAAGAATCATTACGGAAACAACTTGTGGAAGCTGAAAAAGGTATGGTTGCTACTGATGATGAGAATAAAGCTAAAGAATTAGCTGACAAAGGAGTAAACGTTAAACTAACCTCAGAAATGAAACCAGGATCAGAAGAAGCAGGTGAACACGAAAGAATGAAAAAATTATCTCCTAAAGATCAAGAAACGATTAGTAAGATCCGTGCTATGATGCAAGCTGAAAAAGATAAACAACTTGCACAAGATCAAATGGATCATGATCAAGAAACTTATGACAGAGAAATAGGAGAAGGTGATGTAGATGCAGTAGAGGATGGTGGAGATCTTGACGTAGGTCATCAAGATGACGAACCAAACATGCTTAAGAAAGACCTATACGATGTAATTACTTATGCTGCTAAATTATATAAGCAGTTAGATAAATACGATCAGCATGACGGTGAAGTAGATTTTCCTCATTGGTGGCAGAAGAAAGTAACTCTTGCTAGAGAGTATATGTCTGCAGCACAGCATTACTTAGAAGGAGAAGAAAAACAACCTGCTATTGACCAACTTGCTTTAGAAGGAAAAGATGGAGCGAGTAAAGGCGAAGAAACTAAATTTCATAAAGACTTAGATACTTTAGTTCATAAAACTTTTGGTAAAAGAAAAGAAGAGATGGACGAGAATAGATTTCTTGTTGCATCTATGGAAGACTTAGAGCAAGTGATTAGAAATTTAGCTCATACAGGAGAAATGTCTGAAGATGAAGCAATAGAGTTAGCTATTAGAAAGCTAGAAGCTATGCTAGACGGAAGAGATGATATAGATGAAGGTAGAAATGTTGACGATCTTTACGATACTACGGTAAATACTATGAAAAGACTTGCTAAAAAATATAAAGCAGGAGATAAATCAGTAGTACCTCATTTAAAGAAACTTACAGATATTAAAAAGAAGTTAGAGCAAGAAAAGATTAAAAAGGCTTCTAATATAGGTAAAGGTCAAGAACTGGATCCTAGTATTAACGAATACAGAGGAGTAGAAAACGACATTAGGAACATTATCAGAGATAAAGCAGCTGACTCAGGATTTGATGAACAAGAAGAAGCTATGGAAGTGATGGAGTTTATTGGTCAAGAATACGGTATTGATTTCGAATTCGGAGCAGGACCTTCACGTCAAATGTAAGAAGCTAAAAAATTCGCAGATGAAAAGAACGCAGCTAAATAATCTCATACTTGAAGCATACGCTGAAGTAATATCTGAGCTTAATGAATCACCAACTGGTGTCCATTATATAAAGGTAGAGAGTACTGAACTAATGGAAGCATTAGGTATATTAGAAGAAGCCTTTGCCGACACTCCTGAAATAAAGTTTGAACTAAACGACCCAGACACTATCTACATCCATAATGCTGATAATGCAGATATGCACGATGCAGTAGAAGAACTACAGCAAAACGGTATTATAGTTGATGAAACCAGTATTGATAGTGAGTTAGAGGGAGACGAACTCTTAAATGAATCACTTCTAGACGAAGTCGAAGAAGAAGATCCAACACCAGAAGAAGACCCAAATCCAAAAGCAGGTCCAGAAACAGTATTAGAAGACGCTACAGATACTATCTTAGCTAAATTTCCTACACTTAGACAAGCTATTATAAAATTACAAACAGAAGACTTTAAAGAGTTTGTAGACACTATAGATTGGATTTCACCAAGACCTACTGCTTTCAGAATTAATATTAAAAATGGTCAAGATTACATTTTAAAATGGACAGGTAAAACGTTTGAAGCTCAGATTATGGGTAAACGTTATTTACTTTCCAACATAGCCGATTACCAACAAGCCTTAGACAAACTAGCTATTCTTTATAGAGAGTCTCCAATGAAAGGAGCTGGAGAAGAAGAACCAGCATCTGGAGAAGATATAGCTTCAGCCGATACCGGAGGAGGAGATTTTCCTGGAGCCGAAGGAGGAGCCGAAGGTGGTGAAGATTTAGGAGGTGATGTAGGAGGTGAAGAAGGAGGAGAAGACCTGTCTGGAGAACCAATAGACTTCGAAGACGGAGAAGAACCAGAAGCATAATGGACGTATTAGATAAATTATATACAGAATGGGCTTGGAGATCCAAATCCGGTACTCCTACTATATCTAACCCAGAGGATAAATCTATTTTAGATGAGTTAATAAAAGAACTCACCGACAACACCCCTATAGAAGAGACACCTGTAGACAACACAGAAGTACTCATAACTGAGGTATCAAGTAATTATGATAAGGAAATATTAAAAGCACTTAATGTAGATACTATACCTCCAGTAAAAGGTAGATACACAGTTCCATCATCTGGAGGTCGTTTACATATAAAGGATGAGGAAGATGCAAAAATTTTCCGACAAATTTATCCACATGCACCTGATCAATCCATAGGTCCTGGAGAGTTAGCTTTATACTGGTTATTTCAACACCAACAGTCTTCTGTAGACACAGTTGATAATAGAGGAGGAGATAAACCAGATTTAAAGATTGGTGATGATATGGTTGAAGTAAAAGCTTATGGTCACCATACCGGTAAAATAAAATTAGGTAGGTTTTCTAAACAACGCAAGGAACTAAGAATGTTAAACATTGTGTTTGGGTTGAGTACTTTGCAAAGAGTATTAAATTTAGAATCTACTAAAAAAGTTATTACAACATCAAATTTTAAAGCAGACGAACTAGTAGAAGCATTTAGTTATTTCTTTAAGTTTAAACAAAGCCCAGGGCTATTAGAAGCAGCAGACAAATTTGAATTAATAAAGGATATAAAAGAAAAAGTTGAAAGTGTAGATAGAATATTACATGACCCAGAAACACCAGAAAGAGCTGCCTCTTTATTATTATCTAAAATTATTGAGACTAAATTTGAATTAAAACCTGGTAACGGTGGTTATATAGCGTCTGTACTACCTAATGCAGATGTACATTTCTTCTATATCGATTTCAAAAAATTAAGAGCAGCCGATTTACTTAAACATAGCTCTATAGTTGATGGCAACATAGCTGTAGACTTTATGGCTGTTTTTGGATAAAAAGTTATGGCACAAGACATAAAAAAAATAATCGCACAAGAGTATATCAAGTGCGCCAAAGATCCGGCATACTTCATGAAGAAGTATTGTCATATTCAGCACCCTACCAGAGGACGTATTCTATTTAACCTTTACCCGTTTCAGGAGAAAGTACTTCATTTATTTAGAGATCACCAATACCTTATAACTCTTAAATCTAGACAGCTTGGTATATCTACACTTGCTGCTGCTTACAGTTTGTGGTTAATGTTATTTCATAAAGATAAAAACGTATTAGCTTTAGCAACCACTCAAGCAACTGCACGTAACTTAGTTACCAAAGTAATATTCATGTACGATGAATTACCTAAATGGTTAAAGTTACCATCAACAGAAAAGAACAAATTGTCTTTACGATTAAAAAACGGTTCTAAAGTTACCGCTAAATCATCATCACCTGATGCTGCACGATCTGAAGCAGTATCGTTACTATTAATGGATGAGGCAGCTTTTATAGAAAACGTAGATGAAACATTTACTGCAGCACAACAGACATTAGCCACAGGGGGACAGTGTATGGCTTTATCTACTCCCAACGGTATTGGTAACTGGTTTCACCAAACTTGGGAAAAAGCTGAATCAGGTGAAAATTCATTTTTACCAATAAGGTTACCATGGAGTGTACATCCTGAAAGAGGTCAAGAATGGAGAGATAGGCAGGATGCTGATTTAGGGCCAAGAATGGCAGGACAGGAATGTGATTGTGATTTCTTAGCTTCAGGAGATACGGTATTTGAACCTGAGGACATGTCTTATTATGAACAAACATACCAAAAAGATCCGATTGAAAAAAGGGGTGTAGATGGAAACTTGTGGATATGGGAGGGAGTAGATTATATGAAATCGTATATGGTAGTAGCTGACGTTGCTCGAGGGGACTCTGCTGATTATTCAGCTGCCCACGTATTTGATATTGAAACTTGCACTCAAGTAGCAGAGTACAAAGGTAAGTTATCACCTAAAGATTTTGGTAACTTTTTAGTGGGATTAGCATCAGAATACAATGAAGCACTTCTGGTATGTGAAAACGCTAATATTGGATGGGCAACAATTGAACAGTTGTTAGAAAGAGAGTATAGAAATATTTACTACAGTTCTACCTCCAATATGGAATCAGTTGAATCTTACATGCATAAATACGAAAGAGATAAACTTGTACCAGGTTTCACTATGTCAATGAGAACCAGGCCTTTAGTGGTAGCTAAAATGATAGAATATGTTAGAGAGAAATCAGTAACTATTCAATCTAAACGTCTTATGGGAGAAATGAGAGTATTTGTTTGGAAGAACGGTAAACCTCAAGCACAGGATAGGTATAATGATGACCTTATTATGTCATGTGCGACAGCATTATACGTAAGAGATACTGCTTTAAAGTTAAGACAACAAGGTATGGATTTAGCAAGAGCACAGTTATCTTCTTTTACTAATTTAAATGCTCAAAACAAAGCAGTTATATCTTCAGTTGGTTCTCAAAGAGAAAATCCTTATATTACTAAGACAGCCTACGGTGACGAAGACATCAGATGGTTGTTAAAATAGATCTATTTATAATTAAAAACAACCGTAATGGCGGATACTTCCTTATTTGGTAGATTAAGAAGATTGTTTGCCTCTGACGTAGTAATAAGAAACGTAGGAGGAGATGAACTAAAAGTAGCTGATGTGAATCAGATACAAACTACCGGTAGATACCAGACTAATTCACTGATCGACAGATTTAGTCGTCTGTATATTTACAATAACAAAAATATTTTTAATCCTAATCTTAACTACCAAACATTAAGAATTCAGTTATATTCTGATTATGAAGCAATGGATACTGATCCAATTATAGCTTCTGCATTAGATATTATAGCAGATGAGGCAACAGTTAAAAATGATCAAAATGAAGTTTTAGCAATAAAATCTTCAGATGAAAACATACAAAGAGTACTTTATAATTTATTTTATGATGTACTTAATATTGAATTCAATCTTTGGTCTTGGACTCGTAACATGTGTAAGTATGGAGACTTCTTCCTTAAGTTAGAGATAGCAGAGAAGTTTGGAGTGTATAATGTACTCCCATACACAGTTTACCACATGGTTAGAAGAGAAGGAGAAGATCCTGAAAATCCTGCTAAAGTGATATTTCAATTAGACCCAGACGGTTTAGCTTCCTCTCAACACCCTAATTACTTACCTAAGAGAAAGTCTGAGCAAAGAGTAGTTCAATTTGACAATTACGAAATTGCTCACTTTAGACTTATTTCAGATACAAATTACCTACCTTACGGACGTTCTTATTTAGAGCCAGCAAGAAAGATATTTAAGCAAGTTACTTTAATGGAAGATGCGATGTTAATTCACCGTATCATGAGAGCTCCAGAGAAGAGAATGTTTTACATTAACGTTGGTTCAATTCCACCAAACGAAGTAGAACAATTCATGCAAAAGACCATCAATCAGATGAAAAAGACTCCTTATGTAGGAGAAGATGGTCAATACAATTTAAGATTTAACCTCCAGAATATGATGGAAGATTTCTACCTTCCAGTTCGTGGAGGAGATACTTCTACTCGTATTGAAACCACAAAAGGTTTAGAATATGATGGAGTAACCGACGTTCAATACTTACAAGCTAAGATGTTTGCTGCATTAAAGATCCCAAAAGCATACTTTGGGTTCGAAGGAGATTTATCTGGAAAAGCAACACTAGCTGCAGAAGATATTAGATTTGCACGTACAGTAGAACGTATTCAAAAGATTATGGAATCAGAGCTTACTAAAATTGCTCTGGTACACTTATATACACAAGGATTTACTGGTGAATCATTAACTAATTTTGAGATTAGGCTAACTACTCCATCTATTATATTTGAGCAAGAAAAGATTGCTTTACTTAAAGAAAAGATCGATCTTGCAAATCAAATGAAAGATACTAAATTATTCTCTACCGATTATATATATGAGAAATTGTTTGACCTTTCTGAAGATCAGTATATTGAAGAAAGAGAATTAGTTAGAGAAGACAGTAAACGTTTCTTTAGATTAGCTCAAATAGAAAACGAAGGTAACGATCCTGCTAAATCAGGAGTCACATACGGTACACCACACGACTTAGCTTCAATGTACGGTAGAAGATCTGTATCTACTCCTAAAGGAGGAGAACCTGGAGCAGTACCGCAAGGATATTCAGAAACTGAACCTAAATGGGATGAATCTGGAGAAGAAGGTGGAAGACCTAGAGAAAAAGCTTCTGTATACGGCACTATTCAAAATCCTGTTGGAGGTATGGATCCTCTTGGTGTACATGGCATGCACGGAGGGTATCCATCTGACAATGATGCAGTAATGGAAAATTTAGCAACACAAACAGTATATCATAAAACAAAAGAATCATTAAAGAATATTGTATTTAAAAAAGAACCTAAATTTGAACCTAATCTCTTAAACGAAGATAACATAAAAGATTTAGGTAACTAATACATATTTATTATAGTAAACGTGTATAATGAAAATAAAACACTCGAAATTTCGTAATACAGGTCTAATTTTTGAATTGCTTGTAAAACAAATAGCTGCCGACACTCTAGCTAATAAAGACTCAGCAGCTGTTTCTATACTCAAGAAGTATTTTGGTAGCAATTCATCCTTGTCTAAGGAGTATAGACTGTACGAATTTATTGTAAAAAATAAAAATGTATCTCAATCTAAAGCTGAGGCTATAGTATCTACTATTACTGAAGTTTCTAGGAAATTAGATCAAAAGACATTAAAGACTCAAAAATACGAATTGATTTCCACTATCAAGGAAAACTACAACGTAGAAGAGTTTTTTGGCATGCAAGTAAGAGATTATAAAGCTCTTGCAGCACTGTACTGTTTGTTAGAGGCTCAAAATAACGATACTTTAGTTGACCCTCAAACTCTAATTGATAACAAGACAACAATACTAGAGCACCTAACATCTGAACCGCAAAAGGAAGAAGATGTAAAGGACACTCTTATTGAGGAGTATTCTAAATATGATAAAGATCTTAAACTTTTAACTTTCAAGATTTTACTTGAAAAGTTTAATGATAAGTATAAAGACTTACTTCCTCAACAAAAAAATATTTTGAAAGAGTTTATCACTTCAGTTAACTCACAATCACGTTTACGCACTTTAGTTAACGAAGAAATAAACAAAATTAGATCTTCTATTAAAAAATTAACTTCTAAAGTTAAAAATGAAGTAGTTAAGATCAAACTAGATGAAGTTGTTAAGACTATAAAACCTTTATCAAATAAAGAGAGAATAACAGATAACCATCTAGTTAATTTAATGCAGTATTACGATCTAGTAAACGAACTAAAAAACCTATGACAAGGTCCCAACTAGTTCAGTTGATTAGAGAGGTAATGCAAGAAATGAATGAAGCAAATGTTACCAACATAGGTGGTGCTTCATTTACTCCTGGTGACGGAGCTCAATATGCTACACCAAAGGCATTTGGCAAAGGAACAAGAGCAAAAAAAACATTAACAAAATTAGGTTGGAAGAAGCTAGAACGCCCAAAACGACCATCACATACTAAAGGATTTGATTATCTAACTTATGAGACAAGTAACCGCAACTGAAAAATATAACGCCGTTTTAGAAGGTAAAATGGCAAAAAAAGAGTTTGTTCGTCAAATGAGACAAACTTACCCTATGTACATCTCTCAATACGATGGGTTTGATAGTACAGTTCAAATCCTTAAAAATCGTCAAATGATCTTTGAAGCTCAAAAACCTGCCTTCTCAGGAGTTAAAGTTTACGACGATAGACCTGCCTTAACCTATTCATTAGATGCACTAGATAGGGGTATCAGAATAGAGTTAGGAGTAATGGGAATAGACATGGCTGAAAGAACAGTTAAGCCAGAAGAATTCAAACAAGCTGAAAAGAAAGCAAAAGATAATCTTGAAAAAGACGCTAACCACTATGTTAACTTAATGGCTGGTGAATCTAATAAAGTAGATAAGCACGACAAAGAAAAAGAAGTTAAAAGAGGAGCTGCCGATAAAGATACTTTTAATGATATGAAAAAAGCTACGTTAAAAGAAGGATATACAGAAGAACAAATATCTTCAGCAGTTCAAAGAATTAAAGAAAGAAGAGCAGGTGAACATGAAGACGGCACTCCTAAGTCTAATGACGAAATGGGTGACGATGAAAGAGAAGAATTCTACAATAATCTAGATTCAGTAAAAGAAAGACTAACTGAAAAGCTTTCTAACCCAACCCTACTGGCAGCTGTAAAACAAATCAAAGCAATGCACCCAGAAGTAACATCTGGTATTGTTGATGACTTTATAGATATGCATGGACAAGATATTTTAGATGGAGCTGACCCAATGGATGAGTTTCACAACTATATCGATGCTAACTATGAAGGTCCTTCAGACTTTATGAATGAGGAAAAAGAACTTGATGATGTATACGGCGATGGTGATGTAGTAGTCAATATTTCCGGTATGTCCCCAGGTATGAAAGCTGTTTGGGAAATAGAGAAAGAAATATCTGAATTCGGCGATTCAAATGATGCTCAGTTGGTTGTTGATAATATGATTGAAATCAACTCAGAAGAACATCTAGTATCTTATTTAGAAGATAGAGAAATCGATACCCAGACAATAGTACATATGGTTAAAGCTTATAATAGTGCTTCTGTAACAGAAAAGAAAGGTAAAGATCTTGATGGAGACGGAGATGTAGACGGAGATGATTATATGCATGCTAAAGATAAAGCTATCAAAAAAGCAATGGGTAAAGGAGTAGACGAAATTGGAATGTTTCATGATCCAAGAGGATACGACAAAAATGCAGCTGCAGAAGATAAAAGAGCATTAGAGCTTATTAAAGCTATGATTAATAAAGGTGTTGATAGAGATACAGCTATTGAAAAAGCAGGAGAAAAATTTGGCCTTAGAACTAGCTACTTACAGAAGAAAATGAGTAAGGATCCTAGAGAAGAGCAGTTAAAAGAAGCTATTAAGTCTATTATTAAAAAGACACTATTAAATGAAGCTGCTACTGTTAAGTTAGCCGATTGGGCTGAAGCATACGAAACATTCCCAGGTGTTAAACCAGTAGTAAATGAATTAGAAAATATCGTAACAGAGATTGAAACTTTCTACGATAAGATGTCTGATAAGATTGCCAAAGTATTTGAAAAGACTGCTAACTTTGAAAACGAAGAAGGTTTAAAGATTGGAGGATTTATTGCCCCAGGCTTAGAATCAGCTTTTGGACAAGACCTTAGTAAAGTAATCAAAAAAGGATCTTTTTTTAGTAAAATAAATTTACCTAAAGTTAGAACAATCACACAAGCAGACGTTGATGCTCACAATTCAGGTGAAAGACCATTAGGTGAAACAGATATTATTGAAGAACCTAAATCAACTATATTCACACCAAACTTTTAAGATATGGCACAATTATTAGTAGACGTTACGCCATTTAGACCTATCATTAGAGAGTCCAAAACTAAACCGGGAGTCTTTGAAGTAGAAGGTGTTATGCAAAGAGCTAAAGCTGAAAACCAAAACGGTAGAGTCTACAAAAAAGATATCTTAGTGCGTGAAGCTAAAAGATACGTTGACGAATTTGTTAAGCGTGGCAATGCTTTCGGAGAACTTGATCACCCTGAATCTCCAGTAGTCTCTCTTAAGAACGCCTCTCATATAGTAAAAGAGTTATGGTGGGATGGAGACGACCTAAAAGGACGTGTAGAGCTATTAAACACACCATCAGGTAACATTGTTAAAGAAATTATAAAAGCTGGTCATACCATCGGTATTTCATCTAGAGGTACCGGCTCAGTTCAACAGACAAATGAAGGTACTTTAGAAGTACAACCTGATTTTGAACTAGTATGTTGGGACTTTGTATCTAATCCATCTACACATGGTGCATTTATGAACCCTATATCACTAAATGAAGGTAAAGTAAAAATTTCAAAATACACTCAATTAGATTCTATTATTAACGATATCCTAAGAGCGTAAAAAAACAACATATTTATATAAAAACAAAGAAAAATTAATATCATGAGTAAATATACAAATTTTGATTTAAGAAAGTTCATAACAGAAAATAAAGCTGTTGAAACTACAACTGAATCTGCTCCTGGATTTGAACATGATTGTGCTGCTCACGTAGTTCATGAAGTATATGGATACGGAGTATGTATTGAAGGTAAGCACACATTAGTTGAAAACGAAAACGGAGTACATGAAGTAACTCACTATGATGTATTTTTCAAAAGTGGTGACACAGTAGGAAGTATCCCAGTGAACGAACTAAATGTTATTACTTCTGAATCTCATACTCATGGTAAGAGTAAAAAGAAAAATGAGGAAGCTTTAGAAGAAGATAATATAAACGAAGGTTTAAAAGATCTTTTAATGAAAGCTATCGATAAATTATTTGGTATTGATAAATTTAATCAATGTATGGATGCTGGATGGGATTCAAGTGATGAATGTAAAAAAATGAAAGCTGATATGAGTTATTCAGCTGGAGTAAAATCTGGATTCGAAAAGCAAGCTGGTACTTCTCACCTTGAAGAAAGTAAACAATCAAAAGAAAAAGCGTTTAAAAAACAAATTAAGGGTATTTTAGATTCTTAATAATTTTTTTTACATTGTATTTAGAACCCGGCTTTTGTCGGGTTTTTGTTTTTAGTATATATTTATATACGAATATATAGACAAGTTCTATATTAAAAGTATTTTAACCTTTCTATTACGGTTCCTAATAACCGTACAAAATCACAAAATTTTTATAATGGCAAACAAAGATTTATTCAAGCAAGCTATTGCTGAAGCAAAATCTGTACGTGAAGCCGCTATTGCTAACGCTAAAGAAGCTTTAGAGGAAACTCTAACGCCTCACCTTAAAGACATGTTAGCTGCTAAACTTCAAGAGATGGAAGACAAAGAAGTCGAAGAAGAAGTAGTAAACGAAGTTGAAGAGGAAGTAGAAGAAGCTGTAGAGGAAAACACATCAGGATTTGAAACAGTAACAGCTGAAGCTGAAGACGAAGATGAAGCCGAGGATGACTCTGAAGAATCAGAGGACGAAGCTGAAGACGAAATCGAAGACGCTGGCGAAGTAGAAGCTGGTGAAGAAGAAGAAGCCGTAGAAGGTGACGAAGAAATTGGAAATATAACTGTTGATCAGTTTAAAGACATGATTCGTGACATCGTAGCTCAAGAAATTGGCGGCGGCGGAGGAGAAGAAATGGGAATGGATATGGATGCAGGTGACATCGAAGGTATGGGCGACGAAGCTCCTATCGAAGAACCAGCTGCTGATATGGAAGTACCAGGCGGTGACGAAGAAGAAATTGATTTAGATGAACTTTTAGCTGAACTAGAAGCTACTGTAGCTGAAGGAGATAAAAAAGAAGAAGAAACTGTAGAAGAAGTATCAACTGCTAACTCTACAGAAGTACAAGATACTGCTGATTCTCAAGCTCAAGGAACTAATATCAATAGAGTAGTAAGTGAAGAACTAGAAGAAGCTCTTGCAACTATTGAGCATCTTAAAAAAGATCTACACGAAACTAATCTTCTTAACTCTAAACTTTTATATGTTAACAAAATCTTTAAGGCTAACAACTTAAGTGAGTCTCAAAAAGTTAACATTATTGCTGCTTTCGACAAAGCTGAAACAGTAAAAGAAGTGAAATTAGTATTTGAAACAGTTTCTGAAAATGTAGTAAGTAACAAAAAAGAACAAGTTTCAGAATCTAAAGTAAAAGGAATGGCATCAAAAGCAACTGGTACTACAGCTAGTAAACCAGAAGTGATCAATGAAGTATCAGATGCTGTTCGTAGAATGCAAAAATTAGCTGGAATTATTAAATAATAAAAAAATAACAAATTTTAATCATGGAAATTAACAACCTATTAGAAAGCGCAAACAGTTACAAAAGCATGCAAGCTGATGCAGCTCGTTTGGCTGAAAAATGGCAAGCTTCTGGTTTGTTAGAAGGTATTAAAGATGAAAGATATGCACATAACATGGCAATGATTCTTGAAAACCAAGCTAAACAAATCGTAGCTGAAGCTAACTCAACTAACGTTGGTGGTGGATCATTCACTGCTGGTGCTGGTGAGCAATGGGCTGGAGTAGCTCTACCTCTTGTAAGAAAGGTATTCGCTCAAATCGTAGCTCAAGACTTCGTATCTGTACAACCAATGAACTTACCTTCTGGTCTAGTATTTTATCTAGATTTCAAATACGGTACTGCAACAAACGGACGTGCTGATCAAGATAACATGTACGGTAACGTATCTACTGCTAACTCTAAACTTGCTCTTAACACTGACGCTGCTGGCGGTCTTTATGGAGCTGGACAGTTTGGATATTCTATCAACCAAGTAAAAGGTACTGCAACTGCTGCTGGTGTTTCTAACGCTGACTCAGCTTCTATCAATTACGAAACTGGAGTAAATCCTGGAGATTATGATGAAGTAACTTTTGCTTTATCTTCAATTTCTAATTACGACCCACTTGGTATTAGAGCATTTAGAATTCTTTCTGGATCTTCTGATACTCAAATTGCTGTTTATCCTCAATATACTAAAATTGAAGGTTCAAACATCGTATTCGTAGTAGCTAACAATGCCATCACAAACTCTGATACGCACACTGTAGCTTACCACAAACAACCAGTAGATAACGATAGAGGTGACTTCGAAGCTGATTCTACAGCTGCTGTTGATACTTCAATCACTATTCCAGAAATTGACGTTAAACTTGCTTCTGAAGCAATTGTTGCTAAAACAAGAAAGTTAAAAGCACAATGGACTCCAGAATTTGCGCAAGATCTTAACGCATATCACTCAATCGATGCAGAAGCTGAATTAACTTCACTTTTAAGTGAATATATTTCAATGGAAATCGATCTTGAGATTCTTGATATGTTAATTTCTGAAGCTCGTACAACTGAGCATTGGAGTGCAGAAAACAACAAAGTATGGAATGGTTCAGCTTGGACTACTGCTACTTCTGATTTCTACAACACTCAAGGTCAGTGGTTCCAAACTTTAGGTACTAAAGTACAAAAAGTATCTAACAAGATTCATCAGAAAACATTAAGAGGTGGTGCAAACTTCCTAGTATGTTCTCCAACAGTTGCAACTATCCTAGAATCAATTCCTGGATATGCTGCTGCTACAGATGGTGATCAGGCAGAATTCAACATGGGTGTACAAAGAGTTGGATCTTTAGCTAACAGATTTAAAGTATATAAGAATCCTTATATGACTGAAAATACAATCTTGTTAGGATTTAGAGGATCTCAATTCCTTGAAACTGGTGCAGTTTATGCTCCTTACGTACCATTAATGATGACTCCTCTTGTGTACGATCCAGAAACCTTCACTCCTAGAAAAGGTTTAATGACTCGTTACGCTAAGAAGATGATTAGACCTGAATTCTACGGTAAGATCTTTATTTCTGACGTGAATACAATCTAAGAGTAATCTTAGAATTTAATAAAGAGAGGCCTTCGGGCCTCTTTTTTTTTATACTATTTATATAAAAACTGTAAGAATGGCCAATATAACTATATGGAATGGAAGTGCAACATTTGCTTCTGGAATGACCCCATTTGGGTTTTATGACAGTGACAGTGATTTCCAAACCGATGCCGTAAAAGTAGCAAAATTTTGTGGAAGTAGATTAGGTTACCCATTGATGGATGTGGAACTACAATCTGGTTCATTTTTTGCTTGCTTTGAAGAAGCTATAAGTACTTATGGTAATGAAGTATTCCAATACAAAATTAGAGAAAACTATCTTTCACTAGAAGGTTCAGACAGTACTGTTTCGGCTAACAATAAAATTGTAAACCCTACTTTAGATAGAGTAATTAATATTAGTAAAAATTACGGTACAGAATCTGAAACTGGCGGCAATGTGACACGACACACAGGTTCATTAGCAGTTACTTCTTCAAAACAGGAGTACGATTTAAATGCTTGGGCTACCGATAAAGGTATAACCGGTGGTATTGAAATTAGAAGAGTGTTTTATGAAGCACCTCCTGCTATTCTACGTTATTTTGATCCTTATGCTGGAACAGGAACAGGAATTCAATCACTAATGGATGCATTTGACTTCGGGTCATACAGTCCAGGTGTAAACTTTCTATTAATGCCTGCTTCATTTGATATATTAAAAGTACAAGCTATTGAATTTAATGATCAAATAAGAAGATCATCATACTCTTTTGAAATAGTTAATAATAGACTTAAAATATTTCCAGTACCTAAAACTAGTTACAACCTAAGATTTGAATATTATAAGGTATCTGATAAGAAGGCTGCTAGTTTTATAGATGGAACTGATTTAATTAACAATGTAGCAGAAGTACCATATAATAACCCAACCTATACCACTATAAACAGTGTAGGTAGACAGTGGATATTTAGATACACACTTGCATTAGCAAAAGAATTATTAGCTTATATTAGAGGAAAGTACCAAACCGTACCAGTACCTGGCTCAGAAGCTACTTTAAACCAAGCAGACTTACTAACTGATTCAAGATCTGAAAAAGAAGCATTGATTACTAACTTAAGAGAGATGTTAGATCAAACTTCACGTCAATCTCAACTGGAAAGAAAAGCTCAAGAAGGAGAAAACTTAAGTAAAACATTAAAAGAGGTTCCAATGACCATTTACATAGGATAATGAAGCTATCAGATATCATTTTACAAGAAGCATCGTTCTTTACCTATACAGCAATGGTTCAAGTTACAACTAGAGAAATTGCTACAACTGAACTAGCTGAATTAATACGTGCCTTACCTGGAGTAACTACCGTTACACTTACAAGTCATGATGCAACACGTCATTTAGTGGTGTTAAAAATAAAGTTAATCAGTCAAAAGAATGGAATCGAAGCTTTTGAAGCTTTAAAAAAGAATGCAATCACTAAATACCAAGCAATTAACGTGTTTAACGTTGCAAATAAGTCAATAATTAAGAAAGGGTAAGGAATGCTATTTGGATCTAATAGAGACTTTGATTTACTGGTTAGTATTAACCGAGAACTACTAAAAGATATAGTAGAACAGGAGATACTATACCATAAACTCAGTTTAGAAGACACAGACGTTAATTTATACGGGGAATCATTGCAAAAGTCATTTTGGAATGCTGTAAAACTAAATTGTCTTATAACTAGAGGTGATCAAGTAATAGATATACAAGAATTTGGACCAGATTTAGGTAGACAAGCATCATTTGCCTTCATTAGACAGGATTTAGTTGATGTATCCGTAGTACCTGAGGTGGGAGATATAGTAGAGTGGCATAATGACTATTACGAAGTGGATACTGTTAGGGAGAACCAGTTATTCTTAGGTAGAGACAAGAGTTATAACCTTGCCTCCTATGCAGAAAGTTATGGATCATCATTATCTATTATAGTTGACTGTCATTTAACAAGAGCCGATAAGGTTGGATTAAGTTTAGTAAGATGAAAATAAAAGATATACTAGAACAAGAGTGGAAACAAGATGCTCCTGAGTTTAAAACCAAAGAAACAGGTGTAGATCCTGTGACAGGACAAATATCTTGGGATGTAGAGTATACTCCACTGATAGGAGTCGATAGATCTATAGAAAAAGCTTACAACCAATACAAGGGTGTACTAAAAAAATATCCTGATGATCAGAAATTAGACAAATTGTTTGATATCTTTGCTGCATTTAAAAGAGAATTTAGAAAACACGTAACTAGAAAGTATGGCAGATAACGTCAACTTACCTAAAACACAGACTCAAATACGTCAGGATAGTATTAACACATATACTAACCCAGAATCTGGTGTTTCTGCACAGGTATCTCCGTTAGTGGATAGTACAAATAGAGCTTATCAAGTTAGTAGAGCAACTGATGAAGTTCAAAACCTCACTATAGGTATTAAAGACATAGATGAAGCTATTTACTACTACTTTAACGAGGTGTTGAGACCGCAAGTTAGTCAAAATGGTAAAATGATTAACGTACCATTAGTGTACGGCTCACCAGAACGATGGGCTTCTATGCAAAAAGATGGTTACTACCGTGATAAGAACGGCAAAATGCAGGCACCGTTAATTGTATTTAGAAGAGATAACATTGAAAAGAATAGAAATTTAGGAAATAAGTTGGATGGTAACTCCCCTACTAACTATGGGGTTTTCGAAAAGAAATTTTCTCAAAAAAATATATACGACCGCTTTAGTATCCTAAACAATAGAGTCCCGGTAAAAGAGTATTACGCAGTGGCTATACCAGATTATGTTAATATTACATACTCTTGTATAATTTTTACCGATTATATAGAACAGAACAACAAAATTATAGAGGGAGTTAACTTTGCATCAGATTCATATTGGGGAGACCCATCTAGATACAGATTTAGAGCAATGATTAATAACTATTCTACGTCAACTGAAATAGTACAAGGTAATGACCGTATGGTAAAAACAGAATTTACCATTAATTTACTTGGTCATATAGTTACTGACGTTGTGAATGCACAAATATTTAATAGTAAGAAGGTGTTTTCTAAAGCAGCTATTAAAGTTACATCAGAAACCACAGGTAATATAAACGATATCTAATAAATGGCCAACCTTAATAGTATACTTTCCGGCTCGTTAATATTTAGAGATAACGGTACTGAGTTATCAAGAATAACTCCTAGTTTAAATGCAATAAACATTACCGGTTCTCTAAGAATAAGTGGTTCGAGTGTGTTTCTCAACGGTAGTGATATGGCTTACCGTATCACAACACTAGAGGCAGGACAAGGAGCTGATCAAGTACAGTTTGGAGAAATACTTCTTTGGACTTCTTCAATGAATGATTGGTCAGCATCGGCTAAAACTTCAATTTCAGGTCTTGACGATACAGTTTCTGCATTAAATATATATACAGGTTCAGTAGTAACAGACACGGCTAACCTAGAATTTACTTCTTCTTTACTAACTACTACTGCTTCACTTCATGCAACTAGGTTAGATACATTAGAAGGTAAACCTTTAGTTAGTGGTTCGGCTCAAATTTCTGATTTAGGATTTTTATCTTCCAGTATTCAAGGAATAGTATCTAGTTCCACACAAATTTGGGATTTAGGATTTATTACAGCATCAAGATGGCAAGAAATACTTGAAATACCATCCGGTATCGTATCTTCTTCAGCTCAAATAGATGATTTATTTAACATTGATGGTCTTATTTCTGCTTCAAACGGTGTAGTACAGCTTCAAGAAACGGATTTACAAATAACAGGTTCTTTACATCTTAATTTTAATGGTGCTACTAGGTATTTTCAAATAGATGTTAACGGTGAAGAAAAGATAAAAGTTAATGAAGAAGGTATAATGCAGCTTTTTTCACAAAGTGCAGCACCAACACCTATTGAAGGTGGTATTTACTACGGTAGTGATTATAGTCTTTACCTAGGAGTTAATCAGTGAAAACAACATATTTATTAAATATAATAGTATAGTAACATGGCAGTTTGGAAAAAGATAATAGTATCAGGGTCATCAGCACATCTAGCTAATTTAGATGTTGATTCTTTATCGTCCGGTGTTGTAACCGGAGCAGATGGTAATTTAACCACCACCCCTATAAACGGTACAGGTAATATTGTAGCAACAACTAATGCTACCAACTTAGTACACAGTGGTTCATTTTCAGGTTCATTCGAAGGTGATGGATCTAATTTAACAGGTCTTGTAACTGACTTAAGAATTTCTGGTTCAACAGGAGCTGATACAGTATCATTATTATCTGATGACTTAACCTTTGCTGGAGGTACAAATATTTCTGCCACCGTTACCAACAACACTGTTACTTACAACCTAGATGCTACATTTGTTTCTGCATCTTCTGTTGGTACAACAAGCACACAAGGTCAAGTTGTTCAAGTAATAAATGGTCAAAGTGGATCAGCTGTTACAATTAAAGAATTAGGTGCAACAGATTCACCAACATTTGCAGGTTTAACAGTTACCGGTGATACTACAGTAGATGGTGACTTGACAGTTAATGGTACGCTAACTACTCTTAACACCACTAATACAGAAATAAAAGATAAATTTATTCTTTTAAACTCTGGTTCAGCTAATCCAGATGAAGGTGGTCTTATAATAGACGAAGGTACTGGAGCAGGTCATGCATTTATTTATGAAGCAGATGCTGGTATACAAAGATGGGGATTCAACGCTTCTGTTGATACTGCAGATACTACAGCCAATACTACAGCATATGCAGCAGCAGTTATTGACTTAGATAACGGTAACCATTCAGATTCTGCAGAATACCAAAAAAGAGGTAATATTAAAATAGACGGTTCAGACGATATTTGGATTTACACTTAAAGTAAAAATTAGTTATGCCAATTAAACCACAAGGTAAAGTTATAGTTGGTGAAGATGCAAGAGCAAAAATTACACAAGACATCATCACTAAATCAGATTTGACTAAAAAAGAAATTGAGTTTATACTTAAAAAACTTCAAGATGCCACATATAAAGGTCTTGAGTTTGAAATGTTTTACACCACTTGGGTAAAACTAACAGAAAAACTTAAAAATTTACAACAAACATAAGGAAGGGCTTTACGCCCTTTCACTATTTATAATAGATTATTATTGGCCCGTAAGGGAAGTGGGCAGGCAAACCTGTAACCAACCGTAGTAAAAAAGACATGCCGAACTGGAAAAAACTCATTGTTAGTGGTAGTGACGCCGCTCTCAATTCTCTTAATGTAGCAAATGCTGTAACAGCCTCAGCGTTCCGTTCCTCTAACGGTGTCGGTACCCCTACATTAATATCTCCCAATAATATTATTTTAAGTGCATCAAATGCAGTCGTAATCAAAGACAGTGTTTTAAGACTTGATGCATTTACAAACGCCGAAACTGGCTCACTTACTCCACAGGCTGGAGACCTAATTTATAATTCCGATAGAGCAGACGTACTAATATATACATCATCAAAATGGTTGAGCGTATTAGTAGAAGGTGATGCTTCTACTTTACCGGATGGTATACTTTCATCATCTATTCAAATAGGTAGTGATATATCTGGTTCTTTCACTTCAGTTTCTGAATCATTAGCTAATAGATTAGATTCTACTATTACAACAGCTTCTGCAGCTGGTAGCACTATCACATTTACTAAAGAAGATAGTTCAACTTTTCAAGTTACATTAACTACTGCAACAGCAGAAAGTTCATCATATGTGACTTTTGAAAATGTTGATAATAAACCTACGTTAATATCTTCTTCTATTCAAATAGCAAGTGATATATCAGGGTCATTTATAACAACTTCAGCATCACTAGCTCAGGCAATAGGAGCAGCAACAGCCTCTATTTCTGATATAATAGATGGCACAATAACCGTTACATCTGCTTCTTATGCAATATCATCGTCGCATGAAATAACATACGAACTTTCATCATCACATGCTGAAACTGCAGATGAAGTTCCTTTTACAGGTATAACAGGTAAACCTACTTTAATATCATCTTCAATACAGATAGGAAGTGATATATCAGGTTCGGTAACATCTTTAAGTGAATCTATTGCTACTAGATTTGACGGTCTAACCTCAGATTACACACAGTTAACAAACATACCTACAGGTATTGTATCAAGCTCAGTACAAATAGCATCTGATATATCAGGTTCAGTAAATGCAGCAACAGCAAGTTTAATCACTACAGCGTCTACTAACCTAAACACAATTACGTTTACTCAAGGTGATGGTTCTACTTTTAACGTAACAGTTAACACAGGTTCTGGAGCTGCAGGTGTAAGTAGTTATAATGATTTAACAGACGTACCATCTGGAATAGTATCTTCTTCAGTCCAAATTGGTTCTGATATTTCTGGTTCTGTAAATGCCGCTACTGGTAGTTTAATCACAACTGCTTCAGCAGCCGGAAGTAATATAACATTTACTAAAGGTGATGGTTCAACATTTGCAATAGCAATTGCAGCTTCTGCATCATCTGCAGATTCTTTAGTTACCGCTTCGGTTTCTAATTCCACAATGACGTTTACTAAAGGTGATAGTTCTACCTTTGATGTAACCTTACCCGGTGGTACAGTATCTCAAGAGGCAACTTACGTAGCTTCATTTACAAACACAACCACAACAGCTGTTACCCACAGCTTTGACACAAGAAACGTATTAATATCTGTATATGATGGTTCATATAATCAGATAATTCCACAGCAGGTAACACTCGATACAGTTAATACTGCTAAGATAACATTTTCATCTCCTCAAACAGGTACAGTAGTAGTAGCCAAAGGAGGTCATTTAGTAACTGGATCAATATTTGTAGACCAGGTTGCTATAACATCAGATACATTTACCAATACTACAACTAAAACAGTAACACACAACTTTGCAACAAAAGATGTAATAGTGTCTGTTTATAATGATTCTGATGAGGTAATTATTCCTCAAACAATATCTACACCAACCGGTGATACGGTAAGTGTTACTCTTTCATCACCTGCCTCAGGTAGAGTAGTAGTAGCAAAAGCAGGTCATATTATATCTGCTTCAGTAGACCATGTTCAAAGTGCTACTTCAGCATCTTTAGCAGCAAATAACTACCATAGTTCATCTACTGATTTTTCTCAAATTACATTTTACAATGGTGATGGTGCAACATCAACTATAGATGTAACTCCTCGAAAAGTTATAGCTACCGTTAAGAACATGGAGGTTGGAACTCTTGTAAAAGGTACTCCAGTATATGCTTCAGGTTCTTCAGGTAACTCATTAAACGTTTATGCAGCTTCAGCATCTAGAGCAGATAGAATGCCTGCTTCTTATGTGTTGAATGAAACATTAGCAACTGAAGGAGAAGGTGAAGCAATATTAGCAGGGTTTATAAATGGAGTTAACACATCAACGTTTAGTGAAGGAGATGTAGTATATGTTGGAGCAAGTGGTGGGTACACAAATATTAAACCTACCGGTACAAACCTTATACAAAACTTAGGTAAAGTAATAAAAGTAGATGCTTCAAACGGATCTGGAGTTATCATGGGTGCAGGACGTTCTAATGACGTACCCAACATCGCTCAAGGATATGCCTGGGTTGGAGATAGTAACGGAGTAGCCCAAGCAGTATTAACTTCTAGCTTTTATGTCGACAATGCTATTACAGCATCGTATGCATTAAATGCTGGAGCAGGAGCAGGATTCCCTTATAGTGGAGCAGCAGAAATAACTGGATCATTATATGTGTCTGGTGGGAATATTTCTGGTAGCTTTGTTGGTGATGGATCTGGTTTAACCGGCATCACGGTAAACGAAGTTGCTACGGTAACCGATACATTTACAAGTGCAACTACAAAAGTTGTAACACACAATTTAAATACTAAAAATGTAATTGTGTCAACTTACTTAAATGACGATACAGTTATATACCCAGACAGTATTACTACAACAGATGTTAATACAGTAACAGTAACATTTGCTTCACCAAGAACTGGTAGAGTTGTAGTAGCAAAAGGTGGACATATAGTATCAGGTTCAGCTTCTTATTTAGGAGGACAGCCTGCTAGTGCTTATGCAACAACGGGTTCTAATTCGTTTGTTGGCACTCAATATATTACAGGGAGCTTACTTCCCGGAGCAAATGAAACATACGACTTAGGATCTAATAGTCACCGTTGGAGAGACCTTTATTTAAGTGGATCTACAATTTATTTAGGAGACGTCAAATTATCTGCAACTGCTGACGGAAGAATTGAAACACGTAATAGAAACACTGATCAAGTTACGACTATTACTTCTGCTTCCTATGCAATCACAGCCTCTTATGCAGTTTCAGCATCACATGAGATAACTTATGAATTATCATCATCTCATGCATCTACAGCAGATAACGTATCATTCACAGGCGTTACAGGTAAGCCTACTTTACTATCAGGATCTAACCAAATAGCATCAGATATATCAGGATCATTTACTGCATTATCTGCTTCAGTAGCAACAAGATTTGATGGACTGACCTCTGACTATACAGAATTGACAAATATACCATCTGGTATTATTTCTAGTTCGGCTCAAATAGATCTTGTATTTAATATTGATAATTTAATATCTAGCTCAACTCAAATAGCATCAGATATTTCTGGTTCAACTACAACCCTATCAGCTTCCATAGCAACAAGATTTGATGGTTTAACTTCTGACTATACTCAGCTTACCAATATACCAGCAGGTATAATTTCTAGTTCTGCTCAAATAGATCAAGTATTCAATATTGATAATGTAATTTCATCTTCAAATCAAATAGCATCTGAAATTACTGGTTCATTTACTTCTTTATCATCTTCAATTGCTACAAGATTTGATGGTTTAACTTCTGATTATACTCAACTAACTAACATACCAGGAGGTATAGTTTCTAGTTCAGCTCAATTATCAGGTTCTGCAATTACAGGGTCATTTAAAGGAGATGGTTCTGGATTAACCGGAGTAACTGCTACTATAGATCAATATGCTACTTTTGAAGATACATTTACTAATGCACCTTCTCATTCAGCAGTACATAATTTTGGAACTAAAAACGTATTTGTACAGGTATTTGAATCAGACGATACTTTATTAATTCCTCAAAGTGTAACTACAACAAATACAAATCAAGTAGACATAGTATTTGGAGATAATCTATCAGGTAGAGTAGTTATTGGTAAAGCAGGACACATATTACAAAATACAGGAAACTTTGTTTCATCTTCAACAGCAGTTGCTACATTTACAAATGCTACATCGGCTTCTATAAGTCATAATTTAGATAGTTTAAATGTAATTACTCAAGTATTTGATAGTAATAACAATGTAATTGTACCGTCAAATATTAGAAACGTAAATGCTAATCAAACATTAATTACATTTGGTACTGCAAGATCTGGTAAAGCAGTTATTGCAAAAGCAGGACACATAGTGTCAGGAACAGCTGCAGTATCATCTTCTTATGCAGATACAGCAGTATCAGCTTCTTTTGCAACTACAGCATCTTATGCTGCAAACGCAGGTAGTAGTATTGTCACAGGTTCGTTTACAAATGTAACTTCCAGTATAGTCACCCACAACCATAATACCAAAGCTGTTTTAGTACAAGTATGGGATAATAACGATTATGTCATTCAACCTTCTTCAATAAGAGCAAATTCATTAGATCAAGTAACCGTAACATTTTCTACACCAGAAAGTGGGATAATAGTAGTTAGTAAGTAATATGAGATATCATGATCTACAAGTCACAGGTTCATTCAGTGTAACAGGTTCGTTACAGTTACCTCTTTATTCTGATAGTGGGTCTATTACTAACTTTAATACCGGTAGTATTTTTGTTGATTCAACAAACGGTATATTATATGTATATAATGGAACTGCTTGGGTGACAGTTGGAGAGCAAGAAGCACCCGTACCCCCTAGTTTACAGTACTTGGTTGTTGCCGGGGGTGGAGGTGGAGGAAACTACTACGGCGGCGGTGGAGGCGCAGGCGGTCTATTAGCAGGTAATATTTTTTACACAACCGGAGTACAGTACACAGTAACAGTAGGTGGAGGTGGAGGTACAAATGCCAATGGGAATCTTAGTTCTATCAGCGGTACAGGTTTAACTACTATAACCTCATATGGAGGTGGAAAAGGAGGAACGTCCGACAGTGGAGGAAACTATTGGGGTATAGGAGGAAATGGAGGTTCTGGAGGAGGTTCCTCTGGTAAAAGGTATGGTGGTTCTAATTCTACTGTAGGTCAAGCAACTTCTGGTCAAGGTAATAACGGTGGTTATGGAGTTTCTTCTGCATTCGGTGACCAAGGTGGTGGCGGAGGAGGAGCATATTCAGCTGGAACTTCTCCTACCAGTGGACAACGAAATGGTCACGGAGGTATAGGTGCATCCTCTACTATCACAGGCGGTACTGTATTTTATGCAGGCGGCGGTGGAGGAAATGGTAGTTATGCCGGTACAGGAGGTTCTGGGGGAGGAGCAACTGCAGTTACAAACGCAGCATCTCCTTCTGGTACTGCTTACACAGGAGGTGGTGGAGCCGGAGGAAATATGTATGTTAGTTCTGGTTATACCCCTGGAGCTGGAGGTTCTGGCGTTGTAATACTAAGAATACTTACCTCAGCATATACCGGTACTACAACAGGCTCTCCTACTGTGACAACAGATGGTCTATATACAGTATTAAAATATACATCATCAGGGACATATACAGCGTAAAATGAAAGCACATAATTTATCTATTTCAGGTTCTTTTAATGCTCAAAGTTTTTTTCAGGCACCTTACGGTAGTTCGAGTAATAGACCAAGTTCACCTCAAACAGGTAGTTTATTTTATAACACTACAGACAACGTTTTAGAAGTTTTTACAGGTTGGCAATATTTCAATGGATGGAGAGCTGTAAGTGATCAAGGTAGTTAATGAAACTATTTATATAATATGATACACGAAAATATAGAACTTACCGGATCTTTTATAGTGAGTGGCTCGTTTGTATTACCGAGTCACCCTAATACTGGAAGCGTATCTAGGACTACCGGAAGTATGTATCATGATACTACAGATAATATATTAAAAGTATATACTGGTAATGCCTGGGTGACAGTTGGAGAACAGACAACTCCTACACCACCGGTAGTAGCTTCTACCGATATAGAATATCTTCTTGTAGCAGGAGGAGGAGCCGGAGGTACAGGATTTTATGGTGCAGGAGGAGGAGCAGGAGGATACTTATCTTCTTCTATAGCTTCTGTGACATCTGGTTCTTCATTTACAGTTACAGTAGGTTCTGGAGGAGCTACAGGTGGTACAACTGCTGGTTCGAGATCTGGAGGAGATGGTAATGACTCTAGTATAGCTGGAGCTACTATATCAACTATAACCTCTAACGGAGGTGGTGGTGGAGGGGGTGGTGGTTCACAAGGTGATACTACTTCAGCTGATAAAAATGCTCAAGATGGTGGTTCTGGAGGAGGTGCAGCTCAAGGTAATCCTACTGTTGGAACAGCAGGGTCAGGTACAGTTGGTCAAGGTAATGATGGAGGGACAACAACTACTTCAGGATATGGAGCAGGTGGAGGTGGTGCAAGTGCTGCAGGAGGAAATGGAGACAGTAGTGGGGGTAATGGTGGAGATGGAAAACAATCTTCTATAACGGGTACTGCTACGTATTATGCCGGTGGTGGTGGAGGAGCAGATAATTCCGGTACAGGTGGTACTGGTGGACAAGGAGGAGGAGCTACAGGAGATGATAGATTTTCAGGTTCACCCGGAGCTGGTACGGCTAATACAGGAGGTGGGGGTGCTGGAGCTGGAGATTACACTGAAACTGGTGGTGCTGGAGGCTCTGGAGTAGCAATCTTTGCTTATGATAGCGGTTCATTTTCTGGTTTAGGAGGAGTAAAATCATCAAGATCTGATGGATATGTAGTACATACATTTAATTCTTCAGGTACTTTAACTGTTGGTGGACCAAATGACAACCCTATTATACCTCAGAATAATTTTGAGACAGTACTTTATTCTGGTACATCATCAACACAGAGTATAACTTCATTAAATTTTCAACCTGATTTTGTCTTGTTGAGATCAAGAACACAAGTTGATAATTTTTATGTACAAGATTCAGTAAGAGGTGCTTTAAAAAGGTTACACACAAACTTAACAGTAGCAGAACCAAGTGAAGATTCTAATAGGTTTACTTCATTTGATTCTAATGGGTTTACTGTAGGAGGAGATAACTCAGTTAATATGACTGGTCATGACTACGTTGCTTGGACTTGGAAAGCAGGAGGAACTGCGGTAACAAATACAAATTATTTGTTTGATGCAGAAATATCCGCAAATCCTGATTCTGGTTTTAGTATTGTAAAAACACAAACAGGAACATCAACTTCAGCAGCAGAAGTTCAATACGGTGAATTTAAATATGCTCACGGTTTAAATCAAACCCCAGAATTAGTTATTACAAAAATAACATCTGCAACTGGAGGCTGGGATACTTTATATTATCCTAACGGTACTGGCTCAACTGTAAAAGGAGGGGCATTAAATTCAACTGGTGGCTTTTATGACTATACCATAGGCACCAATTTTGTTGGTATAAATTCAACATTTGTTCATGCTTGGGATTACCCAAGTGCTAATACTTCTCCAGGTGTAGATATTATAACATACAACTTCCACTCCGTAGATGGGTATCAGAAAGTGGGGAGTTATACAGGTGATGGAGGATCAAGTAACGCTGTAAATTTAGGATTCCAACCAAAATTTTTAATGGTGAAACTAATAAGTTCTTCAGGACAAAATTGGTATATAATGGATGACCAAAGAGAAAACACAAGCGTTGAAAAAGCACTGTCTGCAAATTTAGATTCTGCAGAAGAATCATTGAGTGGTCATTTAGATTTTACTTCCACGGGATTTACGTTAACAAAAAATTCAAGTGCATTTAATACAAATGGTTCTACCTACCTATATTTAGCAATAGCAAAATAACAGTATGAAATTTCAAGACGTAAACATACAAGGTACATTAAACATCACAGGATCTTTTCAGATACCTTACGGATACGGTACTGGTTCTTATCCTCAGAATCCTTTATCAGGTAGTATGTTTTTAGATACGTCAAATGATTTAGTGTATGTAGCCAATACAAATGGCTGGGAAGTGGTAGGTTCACAAACAGAACCGCCTCCTAATATAGAATATCTTGTAGTTGCAGGAGGAGCAGGAAACGCAGTTTCACCTGGTAATAATGGAGCAGGTAATGGTGGCGGAGGAGCTGGAGGATTAAAATCAGGAACATTAGAAGCTGTTGTAGCAGGATCTTCTTTTACTATAACTGTAGGAGCAGGTGGTACTGGAAAAGCTCCTGGTGTAGCTTCATCTATAGCTGGTGCCACTATTACAACTATTACTGCTTTAGGTGGTGGAGCTGGTGGACAGGGATACTACAGTGGTGCTGGTACTACACAAGCAACAGGTTCATATGGAGGTTCTGGAGGAGGTGGTGGTAACGCTACAGGAGTTACTCCAACCGGAGGAGCTGGAACTGTTGGACAAGGTAACGATGGTGGTGATGGAGTGACCAATGAATATGCTGGCGGTGGCGGTGGAGGAGCAGGTGCCGCAGGAGCAAATGCTTCATCTAGTACTGGTGGTAATGGTGGGGATGGCACACAGTCCTCTATAACCGGCACTGCAACATATTTTGCCGGTGGTGGAGGTGGAGGTACCTATGGCGGTACAGCAGGAACTGGTGGAGCCGGAGGTGGTACAGATGGAAAAACTTACGGTCAAGGTCAACCTTCTAATGGAACAGCCTATACCGGTGGCGGTGGAGGTGGAATAGCAAATAGAGCTCTTTCTAACGTATCTGGAGGATCAGGTGTAGTTATTTTAAGATTACCTACTGACAGTTATACCGGCACAACAACAGGATCACCTACAGTCACAACTTCAGGTACAGATACAATATTAATATTCTCCGGTTCAGGAACATACACAGCATAAATTATGAAAGTATTTAGTCCATTTCTTAACGGTGATACAACAACATCAGGATCTTTAAATCTTCCTCAGCATCCTACTGCATCTGCTATTATTAACCCTAATACTGGAAGTATCTATCATGATACTACAGATAATGTAGTTAAAGTATATACCGGAACACAGTGGCAAGTACTTGGTGAACAAACAACACCAGCACCAGCAGTAGCATCTGCTGATATAGAATATCTTGTAGTAGCAGGAGGTGGTGGCGGCGCAATACAACACGGTGGCGGCGGTGGAGCAGGTGGATATTTATCCTCTTCATTAGCTTCTGTAACATCCGGTTCATCCTTTACAGTAACAGTAGGAAGTGGAGGAGCTGGAGGTGCATACAGTGGAGGTAATACCTCAGGAATAAACGGAGTAGATTCTTCCATAGCAGGAGCTTCAATATCAACCATTACTGCAACAGGCGGAGGTGGAGGTTCTTCTTACGCTACTCAAACAGTTCCCGGAGATGGTGGTTCTGGTGGTGGAGGAGGTAACCAAACCTCAGGAGCTCAAACAGGAGGTTCTGGTACAGCCGGTCAAGGAAATGATGGAGGTGACGGTGCTACCTCAAGTACTAACTACCCTTCAGGAGGAGGAGGTGGAGCAGGAGCTGTAGGAGGAAATGGTTCAGCGGGTGTAGGAGGAAACGGAGGTATAGGTAAACAATCTCCTATAACTGGAACAGCTACTTACTATGCCGGTGGTGGGGGTTCGGGTACATATAATGGCGGTACTCCCGGAACTGGAGGTTTAGGCGGTGGAGCTACCGGGGTTAGTGCATTGAATACAAATGGAAATACAGGAACCGCTAATACCGGAGGAGGAGGTTCTGGAGGAAATGGAGGGGAAGGATATTCAGGAGGAGCAGGAGGCTCTGGAGTAGCAATCTTTGCTTATAATAGTGGTTCATTATCTGGTTTAGGAGGAATCAAGTCATCAAGATCTGATGGACATGTAGTACACACATTTAATTCATCTGGTACTTTAACCATTGGTGGTCCAAATGATAATCCTATCATTCCTCAGAATAATTTTCAAACAGTTTTATATACAGGTCAATCAGTACCATATTCTGTTAACGTAGGGTTCAAACCTGATTTAATATGGGCTAAGTCAAGAGATAATGCATACTTACATGGATGGTTTGATACTTTACGTCCTAATGGTAGGTTTTTGCAGTCCAACTCTACTGATGCTCAATCTGCAGCAAACAATACTGCATTACACACTTTGACAAATACGGGATTCACTTGGACAGAAAGCTCTGGGGGTTTCAACTCAACAGGAAACTACGTTGCTTGGTGTTGGAAAGCAGGAGGTACAGCAGTAGCAAACACAAATGGAACTATTACAAGTCAAGTAAGTGCAAATCAAGCAGCAGGGTTTAGTATTGTTAGTTGGACAAGCACGGGTAGTAATACAAGTTCAAAAACAGTTGGACACGGTTTAGAAAATACTCCAGATGTTATTATACTTAAAAATCTTTCTGCTGCTGGTACAAGTTGGAGGGTTTATCATAGTGGGATACCATCTCCAAATAATACTTTAGCTTTAAACAGTACGGAAACAGCCTTTTCATTCTTCCCTTCTGTATCTTCAAATACATTTGGATTAGCAAATTCAACAACTACAGGAGAGGCTTCGGGAACAAGTGGGCAAAACATTATAGCCTACTGCTTTCACTCTGTTAATGGGTATCAGAAGATGGGTAGTTATACAGGAAATGGTTCAACTAATGGTCCAACAATAACAACGGGTTTTAGACCAAAATTCATACTTGTAAAACCAACTTCAGTAGCGGATAATTGGACAATTTGGGATAATATAAGAGATACGGGGGATAATATAGACCAAATTTTAGTTCCTAACACTACTGGTGCAGAATCAGCTAATGGTTTTGGTAGATATGATATTACTTTGTCCTCCACTGGATTTCAAATAAAACGAACAGACGGTCAGATTAATACTTTAAATGCATCTTATATTTATTGGGCAATAGCATAAAAAAAGTATGGAAAAAGAATATAATGTAATATTAAAAAAAGGTGTTGATTACACCGCCTTTGGTGAAGATATGATAACTATCACCAACAAGGACGGCATACCTAACCGTAATATTACTGTTGCTAACGAACGTTTAGGAAGTTATAGACAAACTCATTACTTTTTAACAGACGATGAAGCAGAGCAAGTAAGAAACCACCCTGATGTTTTAGCTGTTGAAATACCACCACAAGATAGAGATGATATTATCTTGACCCCTTTTGGAAGACAAAGCGGTACTTTTACCAAAAATGCCGGTACAACAGAAAATCATATTAATTACGCTTTACTGAGATCTAAATCTCAGACTAATAATTACGGTACATCAGATATTTTATCAGATGATTATCTTTATAATCTAGATGGTACTGGAGTTGATGTGGTAATACAAGATACAGGAATTGAACCAAATCATCCTGAATGGGAAGATGAAAATGGCAATTCAAGATTACAGCAAATAGATTGGGCTGATGTCTCAGGATTAGGATTTACACAAAATGCTAACCATTATAGAGATTACCATGGGCACGGAACACATGTAGCTTCAACAATTGCTGGTAAGCATTTTGGTTGGGCTAAAAATGCAAAAATTTATGCACTAAAAGTATCTGGTTTAGAAGGTGCAGGAGATAGCGGTACAGGAATATCTGTAACATATTGTTTTGATGCTATAAAATTATGGCATAGAAATAAACCAGTAGATCCAAAAACTGGACTTAAAAGACCAACAATAGTTAATATGTCCTGGGGGTATGGATTATCCTATACATCTGTTTCTTCTATGACTTATAGAGGAACAACTTATACAGATGCTACAATAGGTACTGCTAGTAATAGATGGTCTAATTATGGACTAGTAAATTATGTTAGAGATGGTTCGTTTCAAACAAACATTAGAATAACTTCAGTTGATACAGATATTGAAGAATTAGTAGATGAAGGAGTACATGTTGTCATAGCTGCAGGTAATAGAAGTCATAAAGTAGATATCTCTACCGGTAACGATTATGATAATTCTGCAGTAACAAATAGTGGGACAGTATACTATCATAGAGGTTCATCACCACAAGGTGGCGGTTCAATATTAGTTGGATCATTAGATAGTGGTTCATACGATGCTTCTCAAGATCAAGCATCTACATATACAGAAAAAGGACCTGGAGTGGATATTTACGCTCACGGTACAAGGATAATGGCTGCTTCTTCTAATATTAATGAAATAGGAGGATATAGTTACTACTATAATAACAGTTACAAGCAAGTAGCTATATCTGGTACATCAATGGCAGCACCACAAGTAAGTGGTGTGCTAACATTAATGGCTCAAATAAATCCTAACGCTACACCTGAAGAACTTAAAAGCTCACTAATTAATAATTCAGGTAATGTAATATATGACACAGCTCAAAATAGTGATTACACACAGTTAAGAAGCTTGTTAGGAAGTGAAAAAAGAATATTGTTTAACAAATTTGGTCAAAAAGCTGATTGTTTTGAAGTATCAGGTACATTTGATATACCTCTAACCTTATCTTTTTGATATTTATAAAATATAACTATATTAATAAAAATGGGACACTACGCTAAAGTAAAAAATGGAAAAGTTGTTAAAGTTATTGTAGCTGAGGCTTCATTCTTTGATACCTTTGTAGATGATTCTCCCGGAAAGTGGATTCAAACATCTTATAACACCAGAGGTGGAGTACATTATCAAGCTAATTCAAATACTCCTTCCCCAACTGTTTATCAAGATGCTAGTGGAAGTATCTATGCAACATTAGAATTAGCCAATGCGTCTGGTTCTGGTGATATCACAACAGTTGATCAGAGTAAAACCAAAGCATTGAGAGGTAATTATGCCGGTATTGGTTACACTTATGATTCAACATTAGATGCTTTTTATGCTCCACAACCTTTTAGTAGTTGGAACCTAAATACAGGTTCTTACACTTGGGAGGCTCCAGTTGCTTATCCAACCGGTGATGTAACAGGATCATATACAGGGTCATATTCATGGAATGAGTCAATCGAGAATTGGGTAACCGGTTCTATATAAAGCACAGTAGATGGCAATATACGAAAATCCAATATTATCAGGATCGGTAACTGTAAGCGGTTCGTTTAATGTACAAGGTATTGATTTTATATCTAGTTCAAATCAAATTGCTTCTGATATATCAGGTTCGTTTACTGCCACAAGTGCTTCTATAGCTACTAGATTTGACGGCTTATCAACAAATTATAGTGATTTAACAAATATACCTTCTGGTATAATTTCTTCTTCGGCACAAATTGATTTAGTATTTAATATTGATAATGTTGTATCATCATCAAATCAATTAGCTAGATATATCTGGTTCTGTTACATCGTTAAG